CAAAACAAGAACTAATTGATCACATGAATGAAGAAAATACTGAGATGAATGCTTTAGTTGCACAGAAAACTCAACAAAAATCTGATATTGATGCTGCAATTGCTCAGCAACAAGCAAATATTGATTACTTTAATGGGCAAAAAGATCAATGCGACGTTGATATTGCAGCATATAATGCTAATATAAGCAAAAATAACGAGATTATAGCTATTTTAGAGGCTAGTAATTAATAGTAAAAAGAGGATTAAAAAATGACAAATAGAGAAATCATAAAAGTATTAAGAAACATGGAAGTAGATACACAATATGCTTTCCAATTAGGGCTTAAGGTTTTTGGCGGTAAGGATTATACGCACGAAGAATTAGCGGACTTGAGAAAAGTAGGTGAAGACATACTAGATGAAGTAAAAACTTGGCTTGCTGCAATCCCTAATACTCCTTTACAATAAATTTATAAATGCCTATTTTTTATGCCAACAAGGTAATGTATCCTTTTGTTTTAGAAGTCCGTTATTTTAATCAAATAAATGGGCTTCTAAAATCCTTGTTTGTAAAGGATATAAAAGATGGGCTAATTGAAGAAATAAAAAACAGTTACAATCAAGCGATTAGAAAGGATGATTTTACAGAAGATTTTAATAACTTCTTCAGGTTAGCCGAATTAAAAATTACCTTAAAATTAAGGTCGTTCATTAATCGTGTTATAAAGACAAGTATTGAGATTAACGATTTCAATGATAAGGCAGTACGCCAATCATTAAGAAGCACGCCTTTTAAAAATCTAGCTATTAGCACTACTCCCGATATAAGAAATGCGATGGAAATGTTTGTTTCCGATAATGTCAGGCTTATAAAAAGCATAAGCGAAGACTTGCTTGGTAGAGTGCAGGAAGTAGTATTTGCAAATGTGCGAAGAGGAAGTAGTTATACAACCTTGTCACAGGAATTACAAAAAACCTTTACAATTAGCGAAAAACGTGCAAGGCTTATCGCTAAAGATCAGATTAATAAACTAAATGCTGATCTAACAAGGCAAAGGCATAAGGAGCTAGGCATTACCGACTACAAGTGGTCAACTTCTCAAGACGAGAGAGTAAGAAAGAGCCATCAAGTGTTACAAGGTAAAATATGTACCTACGATAATGTCAATGTATATAAAGACGAAGAAAGCCTAAAAAAATGGGCTAAAAGGTCAGAGATAGGGGCGGCTTTATATCATCCAGGGCAGGAAATATTATGCAGATGCACGGCTATCGCTATAATTAAACTTTAAATTATGCAGACTTCTCAAGACGAAACAATCCGAATTTACAGAATAGATACTTTTCCAGTGCCAAAGGTACAGAAAACTGATCAAGGTTTTTTAGAGGGGGAAGTAGTAGCAAGTAGAACAGGAATCTTTAATTATTATGATGCGGATGGAAAATGCCGCAAAGAACTTAGACATCCAGATGACGTTTTAAAAGAAGATAGTTTAAAAACCTTGAAGATGATACCTGTAACCGATGACCACCCACAGGAGTTTGTGGACGCAAACAATGCTTCTGCATTGCAAAAGGGTTTTACAGGTGAGAGCTACAGAACTGATGAAGACGGCAATATTGTTGTTAGAATCAAGGTTACTGATAGCGGTTTGATTAATAAAATTTTATCAGGAAGAAAAGCAGAGCTTTCACTAGGTTATAGTGTTGCTCTAAAAAAGGATGAGGGAACTTACAAAGGTGAGAGATATGATTATCGGCAAACTGATATTGTATATAATCACCTAGCCGTTGTGGAAATGGGAAGAGCAGGAAGAAACGCAAGATTTAGGCTTGATTCAAAAAAAACTTGTGAACTTGCGGAAACAAGATACAATAATGACAATTTTAAAAGTATAGAGGGAATAAACATGTCCGATACCGAAAAAAAACTTGATCATGAAGTTGAAGTACAAAAAGCTCGTTTTGACGCTTTAACAAATGAAAGAGATTTACTAAAACACAAACTTGATACAGCAGAAGCTAAAAGCAAAGCTCTAGAGTCTACTTTAGCAAGTGTTACTAAAGAAAGAGATGATCTAAAACAAGTTAATCTTGATAGTATTATCAATGAGAGAGCTATTGAAAGAACTAATATTGCAGTCAGGGCGGCAGCTGTACTCGGCGAGGACTTTTCTGCTTATACTCATCATTCAAATAGGGAAATCATGGAAGCTGCACTAAAACGTGTTGATTCTAAAAATGGCATTGAAGTAAGCTACAATGGTGCTAGCGATGAATATGTAAAAGGTGTTTTTGATAAAGTAACAGGTGCAATTGCTACAAAGAGAAATGATACAAGCAAAGCTTATAATCTCGTTGCAGCAGCTCATGGAGCAGCAGAAAGAACAAATACTGCCCATGATATAATTATGGCAAAACTTAACGAGAAAAAATAAGAGGGATATATATGCAAACAAATTTTGACACTGCGATTGTATCAAAGTTAGGTCTAGTCGGCGGTTTATATGATACTTCACTAAATCAAATAGACTCTTATTCTGCGGGCGAAGACATACCATTCGGGACTCCTGTTGAATATGATGCAACTAATAAGGTTGTAAAAAAATTAACTGCTACAGGCAAAATGCTTGGAATAGCAATGAGAACTAATTATGCAGTACCAGGCAGCGTTCTAGAGGATGAAGCCGACAAACCTGCAACAATAATTACAAGCTCTGCTATATCTTATCCAGCAGGCTCTCAAGTTAGTGTAATGAAAACTGGTAGAATGTTTGTAACAATTACAACAGTTACTCAAGCTGGATACGGCAATAATATTTTCTTTACTGTCAACACTGGTTTTGTAATACAAACAGCAGCTACTCTTTCAGATTCATACTTAGTTGGTATTTCATTAAGTGATACGGCCGTTGCAGATAACTTGATTCCGATTCAAGTAAATGCTGTTGTCCCAGTAGTTAAACAAGCTTAAGAGGTAAAAATAAAATGCAAATATTTTCAACAGACAGTTTCAAAAGAGGCGAAGGAGCAAGTTTACGTCTTGATTCCGATAGCATTATATTCTTTGAAAATGAATTAACCGCTTATGATGGCAAGGACTTTGAAACAATCAAAGCTAGCCTTTCCTCTTTTGGTCTTTTTAATCAGAAAGACATAGGCGATAAAGTAGCTACGATTTATAAGTACAACATGATTGAGGGTACTGGTAGGTCTAAATATGCAGCAGTAAAAGGCGGATTAGTAAAAGATGCACCTTTCATGAGCGTAGCAGGAAATCAATATGCTATGGATTTTGCTGATATATATTGCGGTATACAATTCAGTAAAGCCGATATCATGGCAGGAGCTAAAACAGGACGGGATATAATTGCTTTTCAAAGAAGACAAGCACTACGTTCAAATATGGAGCTTATGAATACAACTTGTTTCAATGGTGATAAAGCTGTAGGCGTTCCAGGCGTATTTAGTAATCCAAGTATTCGCAGTGAGACTATAGTAGTAGATGAACCAAACGGAATAGTTGACTTAGCTTTATCAAATGATGGAGCTAAATTACTTTCTACTTTAAAAGGATTGGTGACTGATGCTTTAGATGCAACAAAAGGACTTATAGCTCCGAATGTTTTAGCGGTAAGCCCTAAGATTTATGCTAACCTTGTCTATTCACCATGGGCAGCAGCTAACGGAACAGCTAGTGTTGCACAAGTGTTTTCTCAAATGATGGGAGTAAGGGTCGTTTCCGTTCCAGAATTTGCGAAGGGCAGCATAGTTTCCACAACCAAAGAAATGGCGTTGCTATATAATGATAACCCTGATTTTATTGAGCATATTGTTTCCAATATGTTTGAGATTGATGAGTTACAAAGACATGGTATAGGATATATGTCTTATTGTATGTCTAGACATGCAGGGGTTTGTATCAGACAACCTAAGTCAGTAACAAAAATTACTAATGCTTCTTAAAGATTAACTCATGGAAAGAATATATCGGATAATGCAGAAATATAGATTAACTCATGATGAGTTAATGTTATGTTTTGATGCAACATATAAAGCAGAGAAAGCAGCAGAATACAAGGCCTTGTATGAAAAATACAGGGCTTTTGATCCTGACTTTGCTATGCCAAGAATTTTAGGAACAACTGATTATTTTTACGATTGCAGTTTTATTCAGAATTGTTTGCATTATTTATTTACAGACAAAGATATTACTATTAAAAAAATAGTTTCACGTACGGCAGCAAAATATAAAAATAGCATACCTAACACACCAGAAAACATATTTTTTTATTTCCTTAGTAAACAATTAAGTATTCAACCTGTTTTATTTAGATTCTTACCAGCGAAATTTAGGTTTAACACTGGATCAAATGTTATCTCTGAAGCTGAAACTGCTAAATTCTTATTTGACGCAACAAGGGCTAACGAAACGCCTTGTAATAATTCTTTACCTGTATTTGAACGTAGAGTATACGGCGATGATTTGAGAAAAAGCATTGCTGTCTATCTTGATTTCTATAAAGACAAAAAAATAGTTGCTACTGATGAAGCATTAAATAAGCACAAAACTCACTGTGAGATTTTAAGCAAACTTATAGAATATCCATGGGAAAGTCTGGACAAGATTGATAATGATTTCCAATATCTGCTTTCTTTTATTTATGCTTTAAAATTGCATATTTTTGTAATTAGTGAAGGTGAGCGTTTAAGAATAAGGAAAGAGAATAATAAACTGTTCTCAAGTATTTATGCTGGGGGCTTTATGTCAGAAAGTTCTTTACAAGAGTTCAAGAGAAGAATTGACCAAATGAATGGTCTGGAAAAGATTATTTCTCATCCTAAAGGAGAGTATTTTGGTCTTTATAATGACAACGAGACTATAGAAGAATACGTTTTACGTTCTGCTGATTTCTTTTTTAAGAATCCAGTGCCAATTATTGAAACAGAAAAAGAGCCTAGAGGTGAAGAAGACTCGGCAGAGTACTTTTCTGTAGATGATGATATTGATTCAGAAAACGAAAAAGTAGAAACTAATACTTAAATGGAGTTATTAGATAGGTTTAAGCTTATTGCACAAGAGTTCGCCGATGAAGATGAGTCTTTTTTAAATGCACATCTTGAAATGGCCAGCGATTTTGTTAGTAATGAAATAAGCCCAAACCATAGAGACAATATGATATGTTATTTAGCGGCACATCGTATTGATCAGTCTTTAAAAAGACTTGGGGCTAGTGGTAGCGTTACTGCATTGAAAGAGGGGAATTTATCTATTACCTATGCAGCACCGACTAATAATACGGAGTATGATTTATCAAGTTATGGTAGAACATACGCCCAGCTTGTAAAAGAAACAGTGATTTGTCCGATGACAAGAATGATGGGATGAAAATTGTTGATAAGAACTTTAATCTTGAGAAAATAAAAAAAACTTTACTTGCTCTAAAAAAAAAGGAATTACAGGTCGGTATCTTTGATGATGCTGGAGTAAATGAAGAGACTGGCGGCAGGATAGTTGATTATGCAATAGCCAATGAATACGGAACAAGTAAAATACCAGAACGTTCTTTTGTACGTAGTACGGCAGATGAACAACGGGAAAAGTGGTCTGGTTTGCTTGATAAAATTGTAGTAGACGTAACAAAAGGCGATTTTGAGGTTGAAAGAAAGATAGGTTTAGTTGGCGAGCAGATGGTTAGTGATATTAAGGAAAAAATATCAAGCAATGTACCGCCTTCGCTCAAAGCTTCTACTATCAAAAGAAAAGGAAGTTCAAGAACGCTTATTGATACGGGAAATATGAGAAATAGCATTACTTTTAAAATAACAGATAAATAAAAAAAATTGAGAATATAATGCCAATAGATGTTCCTGTTACAAAACGATCTGTTTTTAATGTTTTTAGAAGAAAACTAGATTGTATTCGTTATGGCAACGGAACTCACATAAACGGCGTCTGGGATACTCCAGATAGCAGGGAGTTTACTATTGAAGCAAGCGTGCAAGGAGTAGATAACGAGTCAATACAGACAGTCCCAGAGGGGTATAGAGATAAGGAAGTATACGTGCTTTATACTGATTCAAAAATGCAGACTGTAATTGTCGGTATTAGAAACCCTGATGTCGTTATTATTGATGGGGATAAATATCAGGTGGTAAAAGTTACAGAGAGAAAGAACTTTCCAAGTTACGCCATAAGGCATTATGAAGTAATCGTTGTTAAAATAAACACGGATAAGAATGAACATAACAGCTCTTTATACGAAAGTTCAAGAATACGTTAGTGTAGCGACTGGTCTTGATAATAATAAGGTTATATTTTCTGCTCAGTCATCGGCTAGGCCTGAAAAGCCTTTTATATCAATTAGCTTAACCAACTTTAAACAAATAGGTACGCCAGTAAAAAGACTGACTGATAATGACGGGATTGAGGAATTATTATCAAGCATGACTTGCACAGCAAGCTTTAGTTCGTTTGGCGATGATTTGCATTCGGCGGAGATTATACTGCATGTTTTACATCATAGTTTTGATACGCAGTTGAGAAATAATATATTCAAAGGCGAGATAGCAATTCATAGAACATTGAAAGCAGTATCGGCAGTGCCGAAGGCTTTAAACGAGCAGATAGAAAGTCAGGCGGTTTTGGATGTAGAATTATCTTTTGTAATTACACATGAGCAAAATATCAGTAGAATAGCGAGTGTTGAAATTACAGACGAAATAAGAGACAAGGTTTTCTTGGTAAGTGAATAATTAATTTAGGTTTTAAATATGTCATTATTAAACGAAATAGTACAAGTAAATATTACTAGACAATCAATCAATCTAGATGTTATCGGATTGGATACTCTATTGATTATGGGCAACTCCTTAAAAGATTTAACCGAAGAAAAGCAAGCAGCTTATAGGGTAAAATCCTATGGTAGTCTTGCAGAATTAGCTGCTGAAAAAGCCAATGATGTTGATTTTAGCTATGGGGTTAATTCTGAGGAATACAAAGCAGCTAAAATGTATTTTGGTCAGAATCCTAAGCCTAAAACATTGCTTGTTGGACAAGTATTTGATGGCGAGGAAATAGACACTGCTTATAACGGCATTCTTTTAACTAGCGGTAATAAATTTTATGCAGTAGTTGCAGCGATTGCGGTAGATCAAACTTACACTGAGGAAAAAATCGTTACTTTTGCAGAAACAGTAACAGCAGAAGAAAAGATTTTTGTTCATTCTTCTAAAGACCCTAACACTCTTGATGCCAATGAGAATAGCATTATTAAGAAGCTTTTTGCTAAGGCATCCGAGAGGATTGTTACAGTTTACAATTCATCTACTGACTACATCAGTGCTGGCATATTAGGCAGAATGCTAACTCAAGCTCCAGGCAGTGCGACATGGGCATATAAGAATATTAGCGGAGCACTTGCTGATTCTCTTACTACTACCCAAAGGGGAAGGCTAGAGAATGATTTAAATTCAAACTTCTATCATACTTTAAGCGGCGAGTCTGTTTTCTTAACGGGGCAAAGTACAAATGGTGAGTTCGTTGACGTAATTATTGGGACTGATTGGATTAGAACAGAGCTTAGAAAAAGGATTGCTGCTGCTTTAGTAAGCAATGCGAAAATTCCTTATACTAATGATGGTATTGGTATTTTTGAGAATTTACTACGTTCAGTTCTAACAGAAGCGGCTAACATGGGTATTCTTGATGCTGATAGTATTGAGATAAGTGTACCGAATGCTCTTGATGTACCAGTAGAAACAAGAGCACAAAGATTATTACCTGATGTCAAATTCGTAGCTAGGTTAGCTGGAGCAGTCCATAAAGTAGTTATTGAAGGTGTTTTACAAATTTAATTAGAGAGAGATTATACTATGGCAATAAAAACTTTTGATCCTAAAGAAGTATCAGTAATTTTAGGAGTCACTCCAATCACAGGATTTGCAGCGGACAATTCCATTTCTATCGAGATTGATGATGCCCAGTTCAATGAAGACTTTGGTAGAGGCGGCGAGTATGCAAGATTTAGGAAGTATGGATTCAAGGCTCAGGTTACTTTGATTTTAACTCAGTCTTCATCTTCTAATGCTACTTTAAACAGCTATGCGACTTTGGATAGAGAGAAGAATGCAGGTCAATTTCCTATCATGATCAAGGATAACTCAGGCAAAGAATCAATATTTACTTGCCCTGATGCTTATATTGACAAAGTAGCGACCGTTGAATACGGCAATGAAAATAAGAATCGTGAATGGGTAATAATCTGCCCTAATCCTACTACTATTATTGGGGGTATTCAATAATGCTTTCAGTCAAAACAGGAATTATAAAAGGGCATAATTATCAATGCACTTTATTCCCTGCCAAGGCGGGTTATGCAAAAGGTGTTAAGCTTGGCAAGATTGTTGCAGGGGTGATAGAGTCAGACGATCCTATTTCTGCAATAGTTGACGGATTAATCAAATTGGATAAAGAGGGTGAAGAGGGTAATTTCTTAATGGATTTATTCTCTAACACCTTACGTGATGGTTCTGTTATAAATGAGACTGTATTTAATGATGTTTACAGCGGAAACTATACTGAAATGGTAGAGGCTTTAAAATTCATTATTGAGTCTAATTTTAGCGACTTCTTTAATTTTTTTTTGGAAAACAAAAACCTCTTTTCTGCTGTGAAGAAAGAAGAAGTAGCAACGGAAACAAAAGTATAGCAGAGCGGCTTGATCCAGAACTTGCCGAAGAGTTAATAATCTGGCGGCCAATTCTTAGGGGCATGGCTACTTATACGGAAGTAACGACTATAATGCCCCTGATGGATTTAATAAAGTTAAATGCCCTTCTAGATATGCAGGACTATATTGCCGAAATGGAATATAAGAAAATAAAATGATTGCAAGAGAACTTTTAGTAAAATTAGGATTTGACATTGACGAGGCAAAATTCTCTCGTTTTATAAAGATGTCAGATGACCTTAAAAGTAGAATGACTGGTTTAAAAAATTCTGTAGCTACAAGACTTAATGCAGAAGCAATACAACCTAAGCAAGTAAAAGCTCCATCTTATAAATTTGCTCCTCTGGAAGATAGACAACAAGCAGTCAAAAATACCGCCTTTGCTAAAAAATTTGCACAAGCTAAGGCATATGCAGATGAATTAAAAGCTCTTAGTCCAGCAGAAAGAGCAGAAATAAAACTTTTAAACAAGCTTGAATCCGAGGAGATAAAAGAACGTTTAAGAGAAGTAAAAACAAGGCAGAAAGAAAGAAGAAAGGCAAGTCTTGCTCAGGTTGGGGCTCTTGCCAATAAGGTTACTGTCATATCTGCTGCGGCTACTGGCATTTTTGCTCTTAATACCCGTTCTACTTTAAAAGACGTGGAACAATTTAAAAAAACAGGTACTACAGACAGCGGCAACACCTTCTCAAAAGATCAGGTCAAGACTGTAGATAATTTTAATAAGTCTTTAAGAAGTCTAAATTATACTACAAAAGAGATAAGAAATTCCTTTATTATAGACTTATTGCCTCCTTTGAATGAGGTGATAATAGAATTTAGAGGGTGGATAGAAAGCAATAGAGAGCTTATCAGAACAAAACTAAAAGATGTAATAGGTGGAGTATCACAAGCCTTTAGTTTTCTTTTACCAGTTCTAAAAAGATTATTTGATATATTAAACGCTATTATAGAGCCTACGATTGGTTGGAAGAATTTAATTACTGCTTTAGTAGGTATTGGATTAGTAGCGTGGATTGCAGGTGTAATAACAAAAGTATGGGCTTTAGTTTCTGCATTTACAGCGTTAATTGCGAGTCCAGTAGTGCTTACCATTACAGCGATTACAGCTGCACTGGTATTGCTTGCCGATGAAATATACATGACTTGGCAAGGAGGAGATACTTTAATCAATCGTTTTCTTGATTCAGATTCTTGGAATACATTTAAGGCGACTATTGATAGTATAATAGATAGCTTTAAAAACATGTGGTCTTGGGTAACAAAAACCACTGATGCAGTTAGTAATCTAGTATCCGAACAATTTAATAAGATTAGTTTAAAAAACATCTTACCTGATTTTAGCGGGATTGGTGAGATGGTTGGCAATAGAGAGATTAACGTTCCTGTAGGCGGCAAGCTGATAAATATGAAAGATAGATTGCCAAAGTATAATCCACAGGAAGCTTTTGGCAATTCTAATAGTGTTATGAACACTACAAATAGAAATAACAAAGTGCTTAATCAGAGAAATTCGTTTAATATTAATGTTACTACTCCAGTTGGCACTTCACAGGAGCAATCAAGAATAATAGTTGATTTAGTTCAAAAAGAATTACAAAAGACTTTTGATTATGAAAATGAAAAAGCATTAATAGCAGTAGGAGTAACTTAAATAAATGGCATCTATCATAGCTCCGCTTATTGGACTTACGAGTGCTATAAGTGGTTTAAATAAATTATTTTTTGGTGTAGGTAAGCATGCAAAGATCGGCGATTTAGTCCTTGATGTATGCTTAACCGAAGTTATAACTCTTAGTTCAACAATTACTGAACATCCTGTTGAGACTAAGGAAGCAATAAGCGATTATATATTTAAAAACCCTTTACGTGTAAAACTGGAGGGATATATTACAGATGCACCGAGTAAGATTTTTGGTGTATTGGATACTCCGCTTTTGAAGAATAGCGTTAACAGTGTTTTAAATAACATCAAAGCTTTATTGCCTTTTAATGAATCTACCAAGCCAAGTATACAGGCTTATCAGTTGCTTACTTCACTTCATGAAAAAAGGGAATTAATCAATGTAGTAACGAAGCTTAACGTTTTTCAGAATATGGCTATTGAGAATATAACTTTTTATAGCGATCAAAACACTGGCGAGCGTTTGGAATTTTCTGCTGAATTAATACAAATAAGGTTTGCTACTGTAAGAAAAAGTTATTATTCTGGTTATAAGCAAGGAGTAGCTGAGATAGCTGCGCCGAAGTCGGAAAACGGGATAGCCCCGAAGTCTGTTGAACCTTCTAAAAGTTGGGCCGCTCAAGGTTGGGACAAAGCGAAAGAAGGATGGAATAAGTTTACTAATTTTATCACCCCTAGTGATGAGGTATTAACGAGACCTAGAAATATAATGTTTGATTTTTAAATGTTTGATTTATTGAGAGATATATTATATTTATTAGGAGTAATTTTTGTAACACTACAAATTAATTCATTAATCATAAATAATACTTTTATCTATGATTATAAGAAACTAATAAAAAGCATTTTTCTTAAAAATTATTTTAGGATTAATTATTATGCTGATGTTAGAGATAAAATTTGTAAGAGATTTTATTAATAACTCTACTTTAGAGAATGTTATTTACAAAATAAAACACATACATGACGATAACAAATAATGTTCCAGCATTAACTTTTATTGATTGGTTTCCACAGTATCGTTTCAAAGCCGATGTAATTTTAGGCACGCAAAGCGATTATTATTTACTTGAAGCTGATTATCATGTAAGAGATAATAGTTGGTATGTGTCTTTGTATACAGAGGTAGAAGAACCAGTTATTTTGCGGCAAAAATTGGTGCTTGGTTATAATTTACTTACATTATGCTATCACGAGAAAAAGCCAGATTGTATGCTTGTTCCAATGAGTTATGAAGACAACATCAAGAGAGTTGATTATACTAATATGGTTGATGGTTCAATAAAATTATACCATTTAACCGATAACGATTTAACTAATTTATTTAAAAATTCCTAATTATAACCAATAGTTTGAACAAAGTAATTTTATGCAATATACTTTAAAAGACCTTATAATAAGAAAAGATATAAAAAAACGCTCTAAAAAGATATATGAACGAAAATTTTTAGAAACTTTTCTAAATAAAGATTCCGCTGATCAGAGCAACGCTAGTTTTATTAAAGATTTAGAAGCATTAAAAAGTAAATATGATATTAAGCATTTTAGGTTGACTTCCTTTATAGGAGAAGAAGTAATATTTACTGAGTCTGGTCTAGCTGATAAAAAACTGATGTATGAACTTTACGGATGGTTATATAATGTAATTTGTGAGTTAATACACGAAAGAAAACTAGAAGAAAAAGATATACTAGATATAGTATTAAAAAGTAAATTGATATCTCAAGGTGTATTAAAATATTATGAACATCAGGATATATATAACGAAACTGGGATAGATTTAATCGATCTGTTTAGAACTCTTTAAAATAAAAAAATTCATATGGATAAAAAATGTCTAGTTTAAATAAAGTAATTTTAATATGTAATGTTGGGCAAGACCCTATCATAAAACAATCTGAAGGACACAAGACTTTTGCTGTATTAAATGTTGCTACGAATGAAAAGTGGAAAGACAAGCAAACTGGGCATGACAAGGATAAAACCGAATGGCACAAAGTAGTAGTATATAATGATAATCTAGTAAAGCTTGTGCAGAATTACGTTAAGAAAGGTAGTAAGCTTTATATAGAGGGAGCATTGCATACGAAGAAATTTACAGATAGTTCAGGACTTGAGAAGCAACAAACAGAAGTAGTGTTGCAAGGATTTAATGGCTCTATATTGCTTCTTTCTTCCAATAAAGAGAGAGATTTGCCGTTTTGAGATGTCTAATTTTAGGAATCAAGCCTCTAAGAAAAGGCAAGTTCCGAGTCTTACTCGGAAAATGAGCGGTACTACTGAGTCAATAGAGCCAATGAAAGCTGTTTTTGAACAGGAAGCTTTAGCTAATTTTAGAAATTACTTTTTAAAAGATAAGGAAAGAAGAATACTAAAAGAGATGAAAGACCCTTATAGTTAAATTGATCCCGCCGTGGTGGAGCAGTGATATGAAGACCTTTAACACCACGGCGAGTTAAATTAGTGCTTGTTAGTATACACAAAATAGAAAATAAATCAAATGCTGTACTTTGATCGTGTATGTAAAGTTGTTATTGATAATCGTATCAGAACTGAGATAGAAAACTGCAAGATAAAATTTGAGATTGTAAAATCATATATGGCAAAGGATAACGTAGCCAAGATAGAAATATATAACCTAGCACCTGATACTCGTAATTTAATAAGCGATCATGATTCACTTGTTACTTTATATGCGGGGCATAGGCTAAACACAGGGCTTGTTGCTATAGGCTCAGGGGACGTTTCCAAGATACAACACAATAGGGATAAAACAGAAGTGGTAACAGAATTATATTTAGCAGAAGGAATAAAAAGAATGAGAACGAAGCCTATAAGTTTTGGTTTTGCTTTTAGTGCCAATCCATCTTTACCGATGATTTTACAAGAAATCACCAAGCAGACAGGCGTTGCTTTCAAAAGTTTTGAGGTTGACGAGTCGAAGACTACCAGTATGGGTTATAGTGATGCTGGTTCTTTTGATCATGTGATGGATAATTTAGCACTGGAATTCAATTTTAGCTGGTCTATTCAAAACGGACTGTGCATAATAAAGGGAACTAATACAGTCGCACGTAGAGAGGTATTAGTATTGAACCCACAGACTGGACTTATCTTGCATCCAGAATCAGTAAAAAAAGTCTCTAAGAAGTTGATAAAATCAGAGATTACGAAGCTGGGTAAAAAAGCAAGGATGGTTCAGTGTTTGTTACAACCTAAACTGCAAATACATGACGTTGTAAAGGTTGAGAGTCAGGATATAAACGGATTGTTTGAAGTACAGAAAATAACCCATGTAGGCGATACAAGGGGAAATGATTGGTACTCCAACCTTGAGATTAATCCGCTTGGCGAGGGCGAAGGGGACTTGACGCCTGCTTTGTCTCAGAACACTACAGATAGACTGGCTTTCTCTAGATTTTTATAAGCCATGTTAATTTATCATATAGCTGCTTTATTTATTAGTTATCTTGTAATTGTACAAATTTATTCTTTGTTAATAAATAAACGCCTAATCCTTAACCTTAAAAGATGGTTTTTTATAACCTTTTATTAAGGTATTACTACTCAGTATATATTTTTATTTATTTATAAATTTTTATCATCTAGCAGAAATAAAAATGCTTTTTGATTTCTTAAATCCCCGTGAACATTTTGAGCAAATAGTCCTTTTATTAGATAGGAAATTTTAAGCTTGACTCCACTATATAATCTGGTATTGTAAAAAGTGAGTTAATAAACAAGGGAGAAAAATATGAACGTATGTATAGTTAATAATTTTAAAAGCAAGATATCAATTTGCGATTTGAATAAATATAAAAGTTTTTATATAAAAATCTATAAAGCAACGCCAATTTTTTTAAAAACGTATAATTCTACTCATGGTAAAAAAACAAAACGAGAAACTAATTTCGTTCAAAGAGAACAGGTTTTTGAAAAAAAATTTAATAAAATCAGTACTTTTTTTAAATTTATGGAAAAAGTAAATTTTGGTTTTTATTTGAAAGTTATTAGTAGCGAAAAAACTATTTTTGACGGGAGTGTATTTAGTTTTAAACGGCAATGTGAAATAAAAAGTAATAGCGAGATATAAATAAACCGCTAAGCAAGCTAACTAAAATGATTAGGATCATGGCTATAAAAAATATTAGACAATTGGGAAAAAGTAACTTGTAAAGACATAGAAAATAATAACATAAAGGAGGATTAAAATGATGGAAACTTTAAGTGGAATGAATAAATTTATAGTAAAAAATACTTATGAAGTAACTAATATTTTTGAATATGTTAAGGATGAAAATAACAAATGTTATGTAATAAAAAAAGAATGGCAAAGAATTGATGTTTGGGAACAAATAACAGAAGAAGAATACAATACCAAATGTTTGCAATACTGTAAAAGTTCGTTCTCATAGAGTTAGCAACATTAGAAGAAGTTATTAGTTTTTGTAGATCGGATTTTAATGATTATTCTTTTCTTTTATATGGAGGTAGTGGAGAAGTAGACGGAATTGTTATCACTCATAACAATGAAATTATTTACAAAGAATTATCGCCTGATACTCCTTGTCAAACAGGTAATAGTGCAATACCCTATTGCTTTTTAAACAGCGAAGGAAAAATTAACATTAAAAAAGATGAGAAAGGCATATTTTACTACATAGCAATTTATAATTTTGAGAATCGCAAACGTTTCACGCCTCAAAGTGATATATTAATTTTAGTCGATAAATATAATCAAGAAGAACTAAAGAGCTTTTTTAATTATGGCCAAGATGGAGAGTTATATTGGCGTATATCTGTTGCTGATCATGTCAAAATTGGCGATAAAGCTTCTCATGCAGGTTTTAGAGGCAAAAAAAAGAATCCTTTTAAAAGGACTTATATAAAAGGCAAAGGTTATACAACAGCTAGATTAATCTTTCTTATGTTTCATGGATGGACTCCCGAGTATGTATCTTTCTATGATGGCAACCCTCTAAATACAAAGATTCACAATTTACGTTCTGCTACATCATCTCAGGTTAATTTTGGAAGAAAAATAGAAGACAAAGGGGTATTTTTTGATAAAAGCAAAGGCAAATGGAGGTCTACGATCTGTTTTAATTATAAAAGATATTACTTAGGAGCTTATTTTACGAAAGAAGAAGCACAGGAGGTTTACAATTTAGCTGCTAAACAATTGTGTAAGGAATTTGCACGAACAGAGAAAGTGTGATATTAAGAACAAGTGTGATTTAGATGGGGATAAATCTAGAAACTTAATAAGAATTTAACTTTATCCCTACCTAAATCCAGAAAAGATTAACATATATATATAAAGAAGTAAAATCATGTTAAATTTAAAAGCAACAGTAGGAATAATATTTATGGCTTTAGTTGTTATTATAGTTGCAACCGATAGTCTGAATGTTAATAGCGAAGACGTGCTAAGAAACTATATTAATATTTCAAGGTAGTTAGTTTTATGAAGAAGAAAGAGAATGAGCCTAAATTAGGCGATCAGGTAATGAAAACGGCTTGGGACGTATCTAAGGTAGTTAATGCAGGACTTCAACTTTTCAATCCTATTACTTATGTAGTACTTGCAGTCGAGGAAATAAAAACGGGTTTAAATGCTCTTGATGATCTGGTTACTGAGGAACTGAACAAGCAAAGAGAAAATCAGGAAACAAGCCAGAATAACCACATAATCGTAACAAATAACAACGCAACAGCAACGTTAAGCCAAGCGGATTATGAACAAATACAAGCTGATCATGATTTAGCGGTATTATTATCAGGTGATCAATCTTAATGTTTATGAAGAAAAAACCAGGCGATCAGTTTGAGGGTTAATAAATGCCAACAGTTGAATATACAGAAGCGTTACAAACCAAGATAAAACAGGAGTTAAGAGTCTCGTTGCCTGGTATTATTACGAAGTACGATTATAAAAAGCAGATGGCGGACATAGATTTTAGTCCTGAGCTGCTAGCTGATAATAATATTAATCCGCTTAAGGGTATTTCTGGAGTTCCTGTTATCTTTCCAAGATCGGGCGGGGCATCTATTACCATGCCAGTAAAAGCTGGTGATGGTTGTTTAGTAGTGTTTTTAGATAGGGATATTAGAAACTGGTTACTTGGTAAACCTAAAGATAAACCGATGACAAGGCGAATGCATAATCTTAACGATGCTATAGCTTTTGTTGGACTTACTCCTTTTTCTGCACCAAGCGTTGCTTTGAATAATACTGATATGCATATTCAATATGCTGGCTCAAGCATAACACTTAAACCAGATGGCATGACAGAAGTCGTTGCTGCCAAGCAAATTGATATAAAAACACCTGATTCAAATGTAACAATAAAGCCTGATGGACTCATTGAAATCAATGCAGCAAAAAAAATAGATTTAAAAACAAAAGATATTAGTATAAACTGCACTGAGGCGATTACTATTGAATGTAAAAATGCTTCAATAAAAGCCGCTGAGATTATTAGTGCAGAGTGTACCAATTTTAATATAAAGGGAGCTTTGCAGGTTGAGGGGAACATTACGAGCACTGCTGTAATTACTGGACAAAGTGTGCAGACTACAAGCGGCGTTGGATTAGATGGACATACACACCAGTATGTTTTACCATTAGACCCAGCACCAGCACAACCAGGCATTACTACCACCGCAAGCGGTGGAGCTGTTGCAACGACAACAGTTAGCAGACGTAGATTTGGCGATTCCATATTAGATGGACTATAATAAAATTAATGTTATATTCTTTTGTTTGTTTTGTCGTGGGGTTATACCTCTATACGCAATTATTTCATTTTATACATACTGGTGAATATTTGCATTTAGGTAAAAAGCTGATTACCATAATGTTTTAAGAGATTTTTACTCTTATTACTTTTTTTAGTAATGGATAAAATTATTTTATTTGTTACAGATGATAAAAGCATTATTATAGATATTTTCTTTTATGGTGATAGATTAAAAGAAATAATAAAGATCATATCAAGTTACAAGACATGAAGAACCAAGATTTACAATTAGTCGGCGGTGATTTGCTTATTGAGAATTTTGATTTTAAGCTTACTACTGATGAAACTGTAATAGCTCAGAGAGTACAAAGACAATTATTGCTTTTTAAAGGTGATTACTGGCTAGATACTGAACTTGGTGTACCTTACTTTCAAAGCATACTCGGCACAAGAAATTCGTTAGATACAGTGCAGGCTATTATCATGAATGCCATCCAAGAAGTGCAAGGAGTCAAAGAAATAACCGATTTCAATATTGCATTTAATGACTCAACGAGAACTGTGACAATAGAGGTTACCTTAAAAGATGATTTAGGTAACGAGGTAACTGTTACTAACAACCCACCAGAAAACACCATCAATCAAATTGTTTTATAGATAGAATCATGGCCTACGGATTAACTAAAGACGGACTAATTACGAAAACTTTTGATGTAATAACCGCCGAGCTACAGCAAGAATTAACTGCCAATTTGGGACAGCTTAATTTCAATGATAATACAGTAATAGGCAATATGGTAAATATCTTTGCAGAAAGGGAAGTGTTTATCTGGCAGTTATGTCAAGCTTTATACGATGCTTTATCACCTGTTTATGCAGAAGGGATAAGCCTTGATCATAATTGTGCATTGCTTGGTATTAAAAGATTGCCTGCTACTACCAGTTATGTAACTGCACAAGTTACAGCAGAGAACTTCTCGGTTTTACCTGCATTGACTCTTACAAAAATGCCTAATGCTTCTACTATATTTTCTAATCCAGAGGAAGTTAATATAAATAATGAATCATGCACAGGCATTGAATTATACATTACCACAGCGAATAGAACTGTTTATACAATTACAATTAATAATGAGACAGTATCGTATACAAAACAAATTAATGATGACATAGCTGCGATAGCACTAGGTTTAAGTAATGCTATTAATAACGCAACAAGTTTATCTTTAGTATCTACTGTATCGGATGTGTCAAATGATACGATCAATGTTATATCAGAAAACTATCAAAAAAACTTTTCCTGCATTCTTTCCCCTAATGGCGGAATAGCCATAAGTACAGTTACAAACAATGTTTTATATTTTGCTGACAAAGTGGGTGAGATAGCAATTCCTTCTGGAGCACTTACGGAGTTTATAAGTCTAGCTAACGGCATAATCAGTATAAATAATTACAATGCTGGCTTTACTGGTAGCGAAGTAGAAACGGATATAGATTTAAGAATTCGCAGAAGAACCATATTAAGCTTAAATGGTCGCAGTACTCTTCCATCGATAAGAAGCAAATTGTTTACTATTTCTGGCGTGCTAGCTGTTACTGTTAATGAGAATGCGACAGGCTCTACAGTAGATAATATTCCGCCTTATAGTTTTGAATGTGTTGTATACGGCGGGACTGATGAATTAATAGCTCAGGCGATCTGGGAATACAAGCCTGTGGGGATAGCATCTTATGGTTCCAGCTATTTTGATATAACAGATAGTACAAACCATGTGCAACGTATATACTTTTCAAGGCCTACACAAGTATATGTATTTATTAGCATTGCCATTACTAAAAATGATGCTTTTAATGAAGACTCAGTAGATTTTATAAAAGATGATATAGTAAGTGCAATGGTTGGTTTGGAACTTGGGCAGACATTATATTATCAGTCTTTATACTCTATAATTTATAAACAAGAAGGTGTTGTTGAGGCAACGATCCAATTAGGCAAAAGTTATAATCCAAGTGACACTAGTGCTTCATTAAGCACAGCTAATGTTACCGCTGGAACAAGGGAACTTTTAATAGTAGAAAAGAGTAGAATAACAATTACAGTGTCTTAATTTTATGTTTACTGAAAGAATCGACAATCATATTGAACAAGCAAGAGCTCGCTTAGTTGAACAGGATAAGGAAAGCAACAATATTCTGAAATTTCAGGATTCGTTGGTTAAAAAATGGCAAGAGCTAGAGAATTTGCTATGGGATATACATGCCGAAAAGAATATATTTACAGCTAAGTACAAAAGTTTGGATTATTTAGGCGATATAGTAAACGAAGCTAGAAATTACAGAGAAGATGAAGAATATCGAAGAGCAATTATTAATAAAATAATTCAAAATAATTCAACTGGTACGCCAGAAGAGATTATTACTTTAATTTCAGTCTTTATTAATAATATTAGGAATATTAATTTAATAGAAATTAAACAGAATGCTTTTCTAGTGGAAGTAAAGGCTATACTTACTATTGATCAAGTTAATACGATTAGAGAAATGATTATGATTTCCAAGCCTATATGCGTTGATTTTGCTGGGCTTGTAGTAATTCCTCCTGATGCGATTATTTTTGACGAGCTAAGAAGTATCAATTATGATTATGCTGTTAATAAAACAAATGTTCTTTTAAATACTAATGATAATATAGAGACTACACTTGAAGTCCTAAATTATAGAGCAACGAATATTAATTTTCCTGGGTTAAGCGATTGGAACTCAGATACAGATTTTACAAATAATGGAAGTTTAACTGATTTAATGGAATAATTTATGCCACAGAAATTACCTATAGTTACCAGATGGGCAACTAATCGAGTCCAATTGCCGAATGGATATTACAACAGACTAAATAATGAGCCGCAACAATCATTTCTAGATAATGGATTCGTTGATGATCCTTTACCAAGACAATTATTAAACTATTTGTTTTATAATCATGGTGAGAACTTAACTTATTCGGTCTATTATACAAATAGACCTTTTATTGCAGCAACAAAAAATGATTTACCTTCTGCTGGTGATAATCCAGGTGTTATTTATCACGTGGCTAGTGAAGGTAAACTGGTTTTGAGTGTAGACTCAAAATGGATAATAATAGCTACTTTAGGAGCAGAGATATAAAATGCCTACTATACAACTTCCTTATTTAGATGAGACTGTCAGTGTTGAAGAAAACGATTTAGTGCTAGCTCGTAAGAGTGGGCAAGCCGTAGATAATCGTATAAAGTTTAGTAATTTATGTAAAAGTATTGGTAATACATCAATACTTGGTTATAAAGCAACTGTTCTTTCATATCCACAAACAACAGAAGTATTATTAAAATTAGAGCCAGTAAATAATATACCAATTCCTTATAGTTTAAGTGGTAGCTTGAAAATTCCTGATTTTCCTGTTGGGACTTTCATATTCTTTACTTTTCCCGTTGAATTCAAAGGCTTGATATCAATAAAAATCTTGGATAAAACCTATACGCTTGTTTACTCTAATGATGATAATAGGTATTTATCTTCTAAAGAGGGCGATTATTTCCTAATACAATACGCCCCTAGTTTAAGCAATCCTGCTAGATTTATAAAGATTAACGATTTTGAAGATATAATCTCAACTGATTTTTACGATATTGCTGAGATCATAAATAATCCAAGCGACATAACAATTAATCTTATTAGTATTTTTGGTGTACAAAAACAAAGATACACCAAGGGAATGCAGATTTATTTTGTTCCCACTGTGACTATTGTTTCTAATACTATTTTAATTTCCATAGATGCACTGGGTTTTAATAGACAGGCATTAAGATTTGATGATAGTTCCCTGCAAACTACTTTAATAAAAGATAAAGAAGTAAGGGCTATATATGATGGTACTAAATTTGTTATAGCTCCTGCGGATTATCCGCAATTAGTGCCTAGCTTTTTATACTTAACAAATGTTAGTGATTATAGTTATTTTAATTTTAAAAATAGGTACTTTGCTAATTTATCTATTTACAATCTTACCTTTAGCATAGGTAATGATTATACTACTCTTGAAGAAGCTATCAATGATATAGAGCAAAAATATGGACACCAGAAACAGAATATAAAAATCAGGTTAGTTATAGATAGTCTTGATCTTACAAAAACTATAGTAATTGAAAGGGACTTATCTTACATAGAATTATATCCTTTAAATAATAACACGATGACTTTAAATTCAACGTTAGGTGCTGATATGTTCCATATCCTTAATGATGGCAAATTCTTTTCAGTTTTTTATAACGCAGTAATCAACTTAAGAAGTACAGCAACTGTTAGTCAACCTAGTTTCTTTGATTTTATACGTATACAAAATAATGCATCGAATATATTCGAAAAGTTTTTAATTCAAGTCAAAGACTTGGCTAATAACGTAAAATTATCTCGTATTTTCTTTGTCTATATGGCTAGTGGAGGAATAACAATAAAAGATGTTTTAATAAATTCTGATTCTAGTACCAGCTATGTCAGTGGTATAACTTTTGGAGTATATAGTTCAAGTGCTTTTTTATATAATGTTTCAATAAAAAACTGGTTCACTGTAGGATTAGAAATAGGATATAGTGTTAATCTACAACCTTTACCACATAATCATCAAATATTTTTAGTCAGTTGTGATTTTTCTAAAATAAACACATCAAGCAATAGTGACATTGTTTTTAGATTGCCAAATGGTAATGGTTATACAATTCTTAGTCAGACAGCTTCAAAGGCAGGTTGCAATTTAACTGCCAATACAAGTAATGCAGATTGGGGATACTATACAAGAAGCGGTGATGGAAATACAAAAGGCAATTTTTAACTAAAATAATTTACTTATATGAATTTCAAAGACATGAAACTAGGCGAAAATGGTAAGTTTTTAAGAAAAGTTTATCCTCCTGACAAACCTGTATCTTATGCCATAGAAGTTATGGAAAAGTATATAAAAGTTGATATTAACCAAGATCAATTCGATGCTCTTGTATCTCTTATATGCCATCTAGGCGAGAAAGTTTTTGCTTCTTCTATTGTTTTAAAAGCTTTGAATTTAGGAATGTATATACAAGCTGGACATAACTTTGCTTACGTGGGAAGAATGACAAGAACAGAAACCTTAAGAAGAAAAGAAGGATCAGTTTTTAATGGGGTATTTGGTTGAAAATTATGTCTTATTTAAAAGAAACTCTGGATTTTGTGAAAAGCAAAATCAAATCTGGGTGGGATAGTTTAAACCTGAACTTTTATAAAATAATAGTTTTATGGCTTTTTGCTATTACTACCTTCATGCTGTTTGTAGAGGCGGAACGATTACAAGAAATGCGTTTAATGGTTCTCGCCTGTACGAACCTTATAATTGGGCTTGCTACTTTAGTGCGAGCAATTAATCTAGATGACGATTCTGATGGTACTGATATTGACGATATAGGTTAATATTTTTCCAGTTCTTCCTTATATATTTCATATTTAATTTTAAACACATACACATCGCTTAGCCAGTTATTGAAGTGGTCACAGGACTTGCGAGGTACACAGACTTGTTTAATTTCTTCTACTGCCTTTAGAGGAATCAATGGCACTTCTGGTAAAACTATAGTCGGTATATTACTTGTTTTTTTCTGACAACCGCTCAAGATTAGCGTCAAGATCAGTATGCTTAATTTTCTCGCTAGCATTTAGTACTTTCTGTTGAATATTAATTACTTTTTCTTTCTCTATGTTATTTTGTGCAAGCTCATTTTTTTCTATGGTTAATTTAGCATTCCGCCGAAGAATATAAATACTAAAAAAGGTTACTATTCCTATAATAACGTAGTGGATATTGCTAAGAATAATACTAAACATAGCTTTTAATTATAAATTTGATCATCTAATGCAGTATCACCTGCTAAAGATAGATCGTAATTATTTAGATCATCAGTTACAGAATCATTATCTACTAAAACAAAGCTTTTTTCTAAATAGTCCATTAACTGGTCTTGATATGAAGATACCACCTGATCGTCAAGGCTTAGTTTGCTGGTTAAGGCTTCTATCTCATTTACTTTCTCGATGATTATTTGCTCCTTGCATTGCACTTTTTCATTAAGTTCACTAATCAAAGTATCTTTCTGGCTTATCTCTTCTATTTTTAAATTAAGCTGTGTGTTTATATTCTGTATTATTTCATTTTTTTGATTATTTCCCTGTTCGCTTACAGCAAGCTTTGTATGTAAATCACTAATAGTTATATCTTTCTGGGATATGATTCCCTTATCAATGTTTATTTGAGACTCGTAATTTCTTATGATTGCCTCCTTAGCATTTATGGTATTGTCTTTTTCAATTAACCTAGTTCCAATCTCACTTATTAAGGTTTCTTTAGAATTTAATTGATTCCTTAGATCATTAACTATAGTTATATTTTGAGACAGGAATTGTTCTTTAGTTGAAACAGTATTATTTAAATTAGCAATTAAAACCTCTTTTTGAGTTATAGCTAGATTAGCTTGTGCAAGCTTAGTAGTTAGATCATTAATAGTGCTGTCTTTTAATGCCAATACATTTTTTTGCAAGTTATTGATTAACGCACTTTTTTCTTGAAGAGATAAATTGTTCTGGTTGAGTTGTGATTTTAAACTTGCAACTTCAATTCTTAACTGATCCCGCTCTGCTGGAGCTCTTGCATTTTCTGCTTCCTTTACTGCTCTTTCTGCTAAATATTGCTGTGCTGTTTTCTTTTTTTCAACTTTTTTCATATATCAAACCTCATTCCAAATGTAACGTTATGGATGGCATAAACTCTATTGCCGATATTTTTTATTCCACCAAGTAACTTGGTTTTATTTCCGCCCAGATTAAAATAATTATAACTGATATCCAGTTTTATAACATCATTTACTTTTGCCTCTATTCCAGTTGATAGCTTATAAGCAAATTTTCTATATATTTTTGCAGATGGTTCCAAGATAAATTCATCGTCGTTCGCATCTATCATTGTTCCTTTAAACCTTTCTTTTATTCTGGATAAACCAACACCGCCTCCAACATAATGAGTTACTTTGTCGTAAGTAGCTATATCCTTGTATAAATTCAACATTAATGTATCAATTTTTACTTTTGAATGGATGTCATATTTATCTGCATTATTACCAGTGGATTTTTCATTAACCTTGAATAGAAAATGATAATCGAAGGCAAGCTCTGCACGTATGTCATCAGATAAGTAATTCCCAAAACTTACTTCAAGCAAAGGGAAATGATCCGCTAATTTCATTTTGCCAACTAGCTCGTGATTGGAAAATTTATTGTCTCTTATGTAATTAAAACCTATTGCTCCCTTAAAATAAGGTTGATCAGCATAAGTTTGAAAGCTTATAGACAATAAAAGCAACGCTATTATGGATTTGAACATTTTAATCTCTTTTATTAGTAAAGAATTATATTAATTGACTATTTCTTTTTCCACAATTCTATTTCTGCGTTCCTTCTGTTCATCAAACCTTTGCTAACTCTTTTTTTTGTTTTAGGAATAGGCGGTTGCTGTTCTTTTTTGTGCCTAGTTTCTTCTATCTTGGGTGATGGCTTAGCAGGATAATTATTACAACTACAGAGGCACAATAAGCAGGTTATTATTGAAATTATTATGTTCTTCATGATACATATACCCATTTTGCTAATTCTTCGTCTATTTCATCGTATAAACCTTGGTTAAGCTTTTTTAAAAGCGTGGACTGCTTGAAAGCTTTTACGCCAATATTAAAAACAAAAGATACTAAAGCATCAAACCTGTTTTGCGTTAATGGGACTTTTACATATTCGTTAATAGCTTTTTCTGCAATTTCTATATCCTTTTTTAATAGTTCTTCTGCTTCTTCTTCAGTGATTACGTCAAATGTTTCATGAGGTAGTATTACATGCCCATAGCCGATAGTATTCTCACCGCTTGAACATTGATATACTTTACTGGCAAAACCGCCATCTGGTCCTTGTTCAAACTTTTTTAATAGTTTTATAGCTTCAATCCCTGCTTTCATGGCGTAATATCTATATTGTGACCAGTTGTGATTCTAATAATCAACTCCAGCAGTTGTTCCCACAAATTATCATTGCCAAATATCCAGTGGGAAAATATGCCGCCAGCTACAAAAAAGCCAAATATAAAGCCTATGATAAATTCTTTTGTACAAACTAAAGTAATTAGGTAATTCCTTATTTTATCTAAAATCTCGTTCATTTTTAATGTTTTTTATTTTAATTCAAATCAAACATGCTATAACGTAGCTGCATGTAAAATATTTCTTTAATAATTGGTTTTGCCTTTTATTAAGGGAATGTTTTTACATGCATTATGATCTAGGTTGTGATGGATTATATCTATCACCATCTAGATCTCCAGATTCCTCTTAAAAAGTAAAATTCACATCCGCAGTTAACGCAACACTTCTAATCGCAGATAAATTAAACTGCACACGAAGAACGCACATCGCCTCATAGCGATTAATATTTTTATTTAAAAACTTCTCAGGCATCCAGCGTAGCTGGTTTTCTGATGGTTCAGTCTTAAGCCATTTCTTGCTTTTTGAACAGCTATCGTCCGTGTTATGTGTATTCATATAATCGCTTGCAGCTGCTAAGGCCTGATTGTAATTACTTGAGTTAGCCAAAATATGTACTTCCTTGTTATTTACTTTCTTTTCTTCCTCTTCTTTTTCTTCTAAAAAACCAATAGCTAAATATCTGTTCTGATCTTTTATAACGATAGCTGTCGAATATATTGTTGCCGCTATTTTTATACTCTTATTAATATCGTGCCACTTGAAAATTGAATTACCGAGCAATTTAAGCTCTATCATTTTAAAATCATCTAGCAGTTCTTTACTATCTGGCAAAGATTCCATTTCTTCTTCATCTTGACCAAATACATAACCGCAAAACGCACATTCCAAGGCTTCCTTGATGTTGCTATGATAACAGTCTGGGCATATCTTGAAGTCGTCCTTTTTCTTTCCTTGCTTGCGTCTAGCTGCATGTATATCCTGTTCCAAAGAACCATGAGTTAGAAGAGAAGTGCCAAAGTCCAGAACAATACAATCATCTTTTTGAGTATCAGGATAAATTGCTGGGTCAACAGTTCTAAGTCCTCTGCCGATCATCTGTATCATTGTTCCCTTAAAAGAACAGGGACGTAGTAATACAACGCATGATATAGATTGATAGTCCCAACCTTCTGTTAATACTGCTACATTAACAATAACTTGGATTTTATCCTTATCCATAGCTTCAAAGATTATTCTTCGCTCGTCCTTGTTCATCTCACCAGTAATAAGAGCTGCATTTATACCGCAGGATATGAACTTTTGTGTTACTGTTTCTGCGTGGGCTATGGTAGAACAGAATATTACTGTCTTGCGGGTTCCTGCTTTTTCTAGCCAGTGTTCCACTACTTTTTGATTTGATACTTCCGTATTCATTAAACCAGCGACCTTATCCATATCATATTCGCCGTCTCCATCTCTTGCTTCCTCTATTTCTTTTTGAATACCAAGATCAATAACAAAAGGACGTGGCGGGACTAGATAACCGCTTGCTATAAGCTCTTTTAGTTTGATAACATGGCAAACATTACCAAATACATCCTTTAGCATTCCGCTATCATTACGAATAGGAGTAGCGGTAACGCCTAATAAAATAAGGTTGTTATTTCTTTTTTTGAATTCGTTAATAACCGCCTGATAAGTCCTGCTTGTAGAGTGGTGTGCCTCATCAATAACCAGCATGTCAATTCTAGGTGCGTTATTAAGATTGTTGCTTCTGGATAAAGTCTGTACCATGGCAAAGGTTACCTGTCCCTGCCAGTCCTTTGTATCTGCGTTGCAAATTGATGTTGAGATATCGGGGTTAACAAGCTTAAATTTACTTTCATTTTGAAAAGTAAGCTCATCCCTGTGAGCAAGTACGCAGGCTTTCAAATTTGAATTGTTATTGCATTGTTCGCCTATGATCTTTGAAAGCAGGATCGTCTTACCACTGCCCGTAGGGGCAATACCCAGAGTCTTCCCATGTTTCTTTAGGGCTTTAACAGCGTTATTTACAAAGTCAGTTTGATAATGTCTTAAAAGCATTATATTTTATGGATATGGAGTGCAAAGCTGGAATCGAACCAGCGAATAGAGGGGTTGCAATCCTCGGCCTTCCCACTTGGCTATTTGCACTTAATTAATATTATTATTCCTCAAAGTATCCGTTTTCTTCTAACATCTCTCTTGCATGTTTTTTAGCTAGTTCAATATAATTCTGAACACACACCCACCCATGAAAAGGATTGTTTTTATATTCCCTTGCAATCCTAAGAAGTGAATTTATAAAAATTTTTATTTCAAGATCAGCTACGCCCTCTCCATCAAGGTTTGTAACTATTTTATGGCCTCTATCAAGGTTACTACTCAATATTGCAACAAAAAATTTGTATCCTTTTAATTTGAGTAAATAAGATAAAAACTCATCTATTTTCTCTTCTGAAATTATGTTGTCTTTACTCATATTTTATAAATATCTTTTAATGTTTTGTATTCTTTCTTCAATCGTGTTTTATATATAGCGTTAGGCATTTTTATGTCATCCTCTATTACTTTCTCAAGGTTTTTATATTTTGTCTTTTGTAAAGGCTCAGTCAATCTTGCCACCCAGTGTAAAAGCTTTACGTATTCCAGATAGCAACGATAAACACAAAATAAGAGTAGAAAGGTAATGAATACTAATAAATCAAACATGTTTTTTTAATGCCTATTTCCAGGCAAATTATTCATACTTGTTTTTTACAAAATCAATACATGCCTTAAGCTCTGAAATACCAAGATCGCTTATATTGTCTACATGTGCTTTATCTAGCCATTTTGCAGTTGTTTCAGTCGGAATATTATTTGATAGTATTAACGTTCTTAGTTCGTTGACAAGTGCCTTTTTCTGTTCTTCTTCTGGATACTCATCATAAATAATTCCATTATCAGCAGCATTGTAATCTGGCTCTACAAGTTCTTCTTTTGTTTCGAGATAAGATTTCAACATATCAGTTTTACTTAAATGTTGAGATGGTTGCTCTTCCTCTACTGTTTTTATGTACATGTCTTCTATTTCCTCAACCATGTGCATACCATTTAATACTTCTGGCACATGAGTTCTAATAAGAAATATAGCGGCTCTATAGCGAAGCATTAGCTCTGGCAATGTCTTATACTTCTTGTTCTCAGTCCAACCTTCTGCAATAGCTTCTCTCATTGCGATAGTGTAAGATATTTCTTCGCTTGTATTCTTTACTTTAGCGTAAGCAGTAACTTTTAAATCATCACCGCTGCCCTCTAGCTTATAACGTATTCCAGAGTCAAATATTCCGCTGGAATTGGCAAGTGATATAGCGAATGTGCTATTCATGCCAAGCTTACCCTTTACAACGTAAGTATTCTGCATTATCAGCATCGGGTCTAGATTCATTCTATAAGCAGTTTGTACAGCTATAAAAGTATTTTCTGGCTTGCCTCTATAGTGAGCTGGCACTATGTCGGATTTTGCAAAAATATTGGCAAATTTATAGGCTTTTTCCATGACGTCAAACATGTTGTCTGAGGTATTGGTAGTTGTTATGTTACTCATGTTTCTACTCCTTTTTTTTTGTTAATTTTATCGATAAAATGCTGATTTTTTAAAATGAATTTAGCCTCTAAAATTCCAAACTAATGACTCTATAACTCATTTTTTCCCTGTCATAGTCGAGGGAATAAGAAACGCTTGCTCCTTTATCTTTTGAACTTAACCCAATTTTTTTAGCTTGATTTGAACCAAAAAAGTATTCTTCGTCAGTTTTATCATCAACAAGAAAACCAAAGCCTTTTTCTTCGTTATAAAATTTGATTTTACCAGTATATATGCAACTCATTTTTCCTCTTCTATCTTTACTACTTCCCAATCATTAGCTTGCAGATCATCACGGCTTAATACCAGATTTGTTGTTCCATCCTTATTTATTCTAAAAATCTTATCAGGATTACTTTTTCTTCTAATCTTTTTATTGAAGTCAAAAAGCTTCATTACTTCTTGGAAAGTCAAACCAAAGCCAATTAGATTTTCAATTCTTTTTAGTCTTTTTTCCATATCAAAATACAACTCACTAAGGCTTTTTAATCCAATAGCTAGATTCTTATAATCTGCTTCTTGTTTACGATCTTTAGACAAATTTACCTCCCGAAGCTAGTTCAGTAAGAACTAGCCACCATGGCAATATATTTGCAAAGATAACTATTTTAACTACCCAAAGAGCAAATGCGTTATTCATCCAATTTTGAAATTTGTTCAATGTATTTTTTCTCTAAGAAACAGTTAATTATTTCATCTCCATAGTTAATAGTTAACCAATCTTTTAATGTATATATGTAATTTATACCATAGTCTGGCTGCTCTAATAACCAAGGAAATATTTTTTTAAGAAAATTTTGTTCTACAAAATTCTCATTTTTAACTAATAAAAGTATAGCTTTTAATCCATATTCTCTATTTTCTAATAAAATTCTTAATTGTTTTTTTATTTCTTCAAAACGAACCCTAAGAGTACTTTTTTTACGTTTTTCAGTGACAATTTTTTCCAATTCGAAGAATGCATCAAATGCATCTTTAAGTTTTTCTTCAACATATGTTAAATTATAAATGCACCATCCATCTAATAATTCAGGGGTGATATGTTCTAAAGTCAAGCTTTTACCTTTTAAAACTCCGTCTTCACTAACAGAAGAAAAAATAACAATATCACCATTCAGTGTATATTTAGGATGATAGACTTTTTGTTGTGCTTGTTTTACTGCCTTAATAGCTTCAATTATGTTCATTCTGTTACTCCTTTTTAATCTTTCATTTTTAAGTAAAAGCCTATTATTGTTCCCATAAAAGCTACTAACAATATAATCCCATGCACTAGCATTAATAACTCTAAATCACCCATGATTAACATCCCCTAGAATTTGCATTATAGAACTCAATACGCAGGAATCTCTGCTCTCTAGCTGATGTCTCGTGCAACTTCTCACCTATTGCATGTCTTAAGCCTTGTGGATCATAGCTGCCGTAGTTAAAATCATCTACACCAAGATTAACAGCTTTCTCAACAAGCTGTCTGTATTCTTTATCTGCCTGTATCTTTAGTGCTGCCTTTAAATTATCCATATTATTTATTAATGTTTTTATACTCATTTTACTCCTCATAATCATTTGTACACTTTTATAGTACCAGACTAATGAAGTAAAATCAACTGGTGTTTGAATTTTTAGAATTATTTTTTAGCTCTGTGGCATTTTAGCCTGCTTAACTAAAAACACTCTACTACCTACCTTTTTCTTTAAAAAGGAGTTGTAAGCTTCAGGCATTTCCAGTTTTAGTTTTTCTGTATCAAGTATCATGCTATCCTTGTTTTTTTTCCAAGTAATAAGTGGTTTTAAATCGTGCTCGCTAACTAGAATATCGCTGTCTTTCATAAATTCCTTAATAGCAAATTCGCAGTTTTCCATCTCGGTTTCAATGCTCTTCTTCTGTGCTTTAAGGTTATTTAATTGCTCTACTTTCTTTTCTATATAGTTGCTTGCGTAAACGCTTTTTTCTGATGAGTTAGGATATAGTTTATCAAGGTCGCTAACTACCACTGGAGCAGGAGGGATATCTTTTTCAATGTTATTTTGCCAAAACTCCACTCCTTTTTTTAGTAAAATTGCTTCTAGGTCTTTATCTTTTCTATAAGTATAAATTCTAAAATTTTGTCCACCTATCAAAACGGCTATATCAACTTTCTCAACATCAGTTAACATACTATACCAAGCTACCTGTGTGAGATAGTAGAGGGGGATATCATCTGTCAGCTCTTCTTTTCCCCAGTCATTTCTCATCATGAAGCCGCTGGTTTTACATTCTAGTATATGCCTTGTACCAGAAGCTACATCATACGCCCAACGATCAATATTACCTGCAATAAAAGGGTAATCAGGATGGACTATAAGTCCTTCGTGTTTTTCTACTTTTAGACCTGTTTTATCGCTATATGCACAAGCAACTGCGTCTTCAAGATAATTTCCCCACATAATAGCAGCATCATTTTTCTGCTCTATGCTATTGCTTTTCTTTGACAGATAAACATCAACAGCGGTCGCAAATTTACTATAACCAAGAATTGCAGCAATATCACTGCCACCGATGTATTTTTTACGTTCCTTAAGCCAGTCTTCATTATTATTTTTCATTTCCCACAATAAACTTGTACAAGTCATTAACCTTATGTTTGATTTCTTCGTTAGAAAGTGTTGGATCACTAGCTATTATCAACTCAACTAAACCAGCTCTTAATTCTTGCTGATTTCTTGTGTTAATACTTATCCATACCTTTATAGTAGCAAGAAAAAAACAAGAAGAAAAAAAAAGTATCCAGCCTCTCATTTTTTCCACTCTGCAAGATGATAATCAAGTAAATCCTGAAAATCATTATCAACAAAGAAATTGCTATACCCTTCCTTTACAAACCAGTTCATTACATCTTCTCTAATTAAGGTTGTACTTTTTAATACATCATCTATAAATTCTTCTATATAAGGCTCCAGTTTGATTTTCATATTTTACTCCTCTTTCTTAAAATATTTTTTCTCATGTTTATCAAGATAATATCCAATTGCTTCCCTGAAAAATGAAGCATTACTTCTTTTTTCAACAAAACCATTCGCTTTAGACTCTGCATCAATAAAATCTTTTATTCTTTGCTGCATTTCTGGCATTATTTGAGTGAAAATATTTTTCGCTCCAGCTTTATTAGCTAAACGTGTTTTAAGCTTCATCAAGAATCCTCCTTGTTAGTTCTTCAACGTCAGTTAGAAATACGTTGCTGCTTGTGTAAGCCTTATTTGTTATTTCTCGTTGTATACGACTAGCAATACACTTTATTTCTTTAAGTTCCATATTTATTTTACTAATTCGTGTTCCATTCCAGAATTATCACTATTCTTTTTTATTCCGCTGTGGAACTCAAAATAGTAACCAACTAATAATGCTACAACAATTGCAGTTATTATTAAAAATTTATCCTTCATATATTCCTCATCCTCATATTATTTATTGGCTTTCTTCTGCATTCCAGTTAGCACCAGAAAATCCTATTTCATGGAAGAAATCAAAAAGTGGGGCAAGGTCTTGACCTACCGAAGTCGTTAATATATCAAGCATTTTCTCATCGTAATCCTCATCCCTAATATAATCCATAACCTTTTGTTTTGTATCAAGATTAGCTTTAGATAAAAGCAACTTAAATACTTCCCCGTTTTTATGATGGACAGCTTCCGTTAGAGCGTTCCATTTACCACCATTATAAAATATATTTACATTGCCGTAGTTATTAACTAGGTAATTAACAATTGTAATATTCCCATGATGGGAGGCTTCAGTAAGAGCATCACGCTCCTGCTTGTTTTTATGTGGTACTATTCTATTAACATCATGTTTCAATTCCTCAGTAAGCTTTTTTACTTCCTCTAGATTGTTTTTCTCTACTGAATCTATTAAGTGTTTACAGATTGTTTCTATTCTTTTCATTTAATTGCTCCTTTTAAAAATTCTTGTTCTTCTCTTTTTTCTTTGAGGTTCTATGATCTCAACGGCATTTACAGACTCATTAAATCTTGTTTCTTTAACCTGCTCCTCCTTATTATGAATTTTTATGCCTCTTGATTCATTGCAGCTAATACATAAAGGGCTTTTATAGAAATTAATGCCTACTTTTACAATAACGTTGTTACTAATATTTGTATTGCAACCGCTACAGAAAAAAGGCATAAAATCGCCTAAATCCTCATCGAATTTTAATACTTTCTTCATATCTTTACTCCGCTGTAAAACTTATGTAAAAGGCTATTATAATCACTAGTACAAAAAACAAGAAAATCATAAGCACCTATCCAAAAATTCTAGAAAACCAAGATTCTTTTTCTTTATGAGAAATTTTTACAAGTTCTTTTAGTATATCCTTAATATCCTTCTCATTGCCTTTTATTTGCTCCTTAATCACTTCCAGTTCTTTTTGCAGGATGTTATCCAGTATGCCTTGGAACATATCGTTGGCTTTAGCTATTAGCTTTTCATCAATATCATTGTTTTTAGCACTTATTGTATTTCTGATATCTGCTAGCTCGTTTTCTAAAACGCTTTTTAGCACTTCTTGAGTAGTGTTATTAAACTTCTCAATCAATCCTCCAAACATTTCTTGTTGGTTTTTTTCTAGTTCGTTAATACGTTTGTTTAGTTCCTTTGGAGATATAGACATAATATTTTCTTCCATATATTGTTTAGTTAAATGATGATCATCGTTAGGTATTGATAAAGACAATTCATTAACCATCGAGTCTTTTGCAAGTTCAGTATAAAATTTAAAATGCTGTAGAATTGGTTCTTTTTTGTTTGTTAAGTTTTCAATTGTCTGCGGGTAAATTGCAACAACATTACCAGCAAGTTCCGCTGTAACATAGTTTACAATATGATTCTCGGGGTTTATAAGCGAGTCATCCCAGTACTCAGGAATATTCCCCATTAAAGTATAACTGCTACTATGGTCATTCTTTACTATTTTATGTCCTAATAGTCTTTTCTGGTTATTAAAAAAAACTGATCCCGCAGTTACTCTTTCCAAGACAAAATAAGGTTTGTTTCCAACTGCATGAGGCTTAGGGAAATGAAATATCACCCTTCCTGCAAGCGAATTTTTAACAATAAACTTATCGTATACTGCTTTGCTAAAATAAAGTCTAAAAGTCTTGTTATGTTTATTAACTTTTAGCCTTATTTGCAAGTCTTTAGGTGCTAAGGACTTTTTATTTATAACCATAGTATTTTTTACAGTTTTTTTATTTACTGTCTGAGGTATTAGTTCCAGAGATTTTATCCCAAACTCTTTTATAAAATTAAAATTGAAAGCATGATTGCTACTTGGAAGAGTTGAGTAGTCAAACTGCAAAGGTAGCGTAGTCATTATCTTATATGTGCCATAAGTTCCCCTACCTTGCAGACAAAGCTTAGCTCCTTCAGGATAACGGGTTTTTCTTAAAACCAGCTTCCCGTCTTCTTTTAAATCAAGCTTGACTCTAATATCCTTTTTTTGCTCCTGCTTGGTAAAGAAATCATTATAAACATCTTTGCCTATATAAATAGTTATTCTTTTTACTCCAGCTTTGTTGTAATCACTAGGAACTATTTTTGCTCTGACCTCATCAGACTTGGTTATTATTCTAGTTTTTCTTTCTGTATTCATATCTGCTCCTTATTGTTTATTAATCTTCTTTAGCAATTCTGTAATGATTATTCGGCTCTTCGTAAAATTTAAAATATTTCAATTCTTCCTCTGTAAACTCTCTTATGTTCAAAGGAAAATCCACAGAAGAATAACCAATACTACTTGACCTTCCATTTCCAGCTCTGTAATCCTGTTTTATCAAAGCAACATAATCAAAGAGAAATTTAATTGGGTCTTTGCCAGCTTCCTCAATTGCATAATGTAAAATATCATCTAATTCACTACGCAAGTTTACAAGTAACTTGTTTCTTAATTCTTCTGCTCTTTCTTTAGTTATTGTCATTAAACAATCCTTCTGCTCCCCATATCTCTCTTATAGTAGAAAGAAACAGCAACAAAGTAGCACAATTAAAAACGCATATAGCAATTATACTACATATTATTTTTTCAAATAAATTTCCACTAAGTGGATATTCAATAAAAAATTTACAAGTAAGACCCATGGTAAGAAGAACACACGTAAAAGAACTCATAGCCATAAGGCAATTCATTAGTTTAGACATAAACCTGTCAAATTTATTCATTCCACTACCTCCCAATCATTGGCTTCTATATCCTCTAAACTTACCATTAGTTTTAGACTACGCTTCACTAATATTCATATTCTTGCTCCTTACTAATAACTAAGTAATACCAGACTAAAATAGTGTTGTCAAGTCGTATATATACAAAAGAGTTATTTTTTTCTTGTTTCGTTGCATTCCTTTATGGATTAAGGCTTTGAGTAGGAACATGTGCTAGCACATGTAAATTATTGTTCTAGCACGAGTCTAGATTTTTTTTTTAGTTTTCTCTGTTAATTATGCAGTTTCCTAAAAACTCAGGAATCAAAGGGACTACACTATTACCGAGTGCTATAAGCCGCTGCATACGGCTTCCTCCATCTGTCCAACCAATAGGATACCCCATAAGCCATTCCACCCAATCAGGGTTCAATCTCTCATCTTTTAGCCTAGGCACTTTTAAAGGTTCTTCTTTCCATTGCTCAATTCCTCTGCTGCTATAGAACATGCCAACCTGCTCTTGTGTGCATATTTGGCTAGTTTTTTCAAATCCCCTACATCCTTGTAATCCCTGCTTGTCGGTGTTGGAAAGAATCTTACATGTCTTGCTAGTCCAAGACTCCCCGATGTCCCTTTCCTGTTGTATTTCCGAATACTGCCAGTTTTCGTTATTCGATAAGTATCGTCTTCGCTGATTATATGTCCCACCGCTCCATCGCTTGCCGTTGGGGTAGGCAATAATCCAGATTCTATCCCGCCTGTGAGGTGCACCAAAGGCGGTAGCTGGTATGCAATGCCATTCTGCATTATACCCGATCTCCCATAAATCTTGCAGGACGCTAATAAGTCCTTTACTGCGAAGGTTTGCCACGTTTTCGATAATTGCATATTTTGGTCTGATTTCATTTATTAACCTCGCAAATTCTCTCCATAGTCCTGAGCGTTTACCAGTTATTCCTTTCTGTTTGCCTGCTACCGATATATCCTGACAAGGAAATCCCCCTGCAATTACATCAATACTTGGAAGCGTTTTTAAGTCTTTCTTATCTATGGTAGTAATATCAAAAAATATCGGTACGGATGACCAGTGTTTTTTTAATATTTTCTGACAGAATGGGTTAATTTCACAAAAAGCAACTGTCTGCATGCTTGCAGCTTCCAATCCTATTGAAAAGCCTCCTATCCCAGAGAAAATATCCAGAACATTAAACATTATTAAGCTGATCGTTGAAATCCTTATATTGCCTTTCTGGAAATAACACCGAGACCTTGTCCCTGTATTTATCTTTCATACGCTCGGCAAAAGAAATGCCAGCTTCATCATTATCAGCTAGAATTACTATCTCATTAAAACGAGACGGCAAATCAGGCAAATTCGTGCTGCTTAATGCCGCATAATAACTTCCTTCGTTGCCCAGCAGTAATTTGGCACTGTAAACCGATTCTACGCCCTCACCAACGTAAAGTCTGTTATTCTGCGTAAATTCCTCTATTGCTACATATCCGCCGCTTAAACGCCCTAGAATCTTGCGTACTGGGCTTATATCCCTCTTGGAAGTAAAATCATCGCTTAAATAAGTTCTTTGCAGACCTATAAAATTGCCAAACTTGTCCTCAATCTTGCTAATTAACGCAGGATAAAACAATTTATCATTGCCAATACTCGTGTATTGTAAATGAGGATGATAACGCAGAGCAGAAATCTTTAAAGGCACAGGCTTAGCCTGCTGCTTATCAAGCTTCCACCTCTTTTTTAAATACAGCTTATCATCGCTCGTAAATACCGCCGTGTTCCATATTTCATTTAATTGCTTCTGTAAAGAAGCACTATTATCTATTTTAGGCTCTTCCTTAACTACAATCGGATTAGTATTGCTATAATACTCAAGCTCTTTTAAGGCGTCTTTGAAGTCCAAGCCCCTTAGGTTAATCAGGAAGTCAAGACTATCGCCATGTACGCCGCATGAAAAGCAATGATAGTATTGCCGAGTTACCGATAAGGACGGATTGCGGTCATCGTGAAAAGGACATAAAGCTACACCCTTTTTAATATCAAGGTATTTTTTCAGGAACTCTCTTACATCTATCTTGTCCTTAATGTTTTTTAAATGATCCTTTAAGGAAAGGTTAGTACTGTAAGTTTTTTTAGATAAACTCTTGTTTTCTATAAGGGGCATATTTAAAACTACGCTTTCCTGATTTTTGCTATTAGGAGTAGTATTGCCTTGATCTGGTGGTGGAGTAGTAGGAGGTTCAAAAGAATATTTAGTTATTATTGTTTTATTACCCTTATGTTGTTCTTCTACAAAATACAGTTTCTCATTATTTACTAAATAATCAAGCACCTCATATATTCTTGGCATATCAATATTGCCGTTAGCTTTTCTTGGAAAAATACGAAGCTGGAGGCTTGCAAGTTCTCTAGCCGTCCATGTAGTTTTTGCATATTTTTTCCAAAAAGAATTACTAGGTTTAGTAATGTAATCAAATATTTCGTTAGCAAGGTCAGGGGTATCAAGGCATATATCCCCCTCTACAAAAAGACTCTCTGCTTTTTTAGTAATCATCCTGACGTATTCTATAGCCTCTTCCATAGTTGAAGGCGAGATGCTGTTTTCTTCTTCGGCAAATATATCAAGTCCTGCATCAAATCTTTTAATCGCATGGAATATTAAGGATACTTTAGTTACAAATTCTGGATTTCTAGTTAAATATTCCTTGAACATAATATCTTTACAGGCATAGTTCCTCTCTATTATTTCATCTGAGTACTGACGATGTAGTCTACTTGCCTCCTGCGATCTTTTTATAAAAACAATAAACCCGTTATTCTCTTCTACTGTGTCTGAGTTCTGTTCCGCTTTTTTCTTTTTACCTACATAAATTTGCCGATCAATAATGTTAAGCAGTAAATCCTTGAATTTATTATCAAACCCCTCATCGACTAATTCCCTTTCTTTTCTTTGGCTTTTATCCTTTGGTAGAATATAAACATGCTGGAATCTTGATAAAATCCCCTCATGACGTTTTCTTTTTTTATAGGATGCAATGATTTCATTAAAAGTACCAAGTGTAGTACATCCGCTTAAATTCATCACGGGATAGTGAATAATCGGGATTTTAGCATCTTTTGTTTTTCTAAGTACTTCATGCGTTATACTAGGGTTATAGAGAGAGTTATATGCTGTTTGATCTTCTTCCCTTCCTGCTTTCTTAAAACTATCAAAAAAACCTCCTAGCTCATCCTTAAATAGGAACATATTACCCCAGCTAACTTTAGCCGCATGTTCTTCTAAGGCTTCTCTCGTTGCATCGGGAACAAAAAATGATCTAGGTTCATAATAAACTCCCTTAGGATAAGGGGTAGGCTTATAATCCAGTAATATATTAGGATTTTCTTTCTGTTTTTTCTTATGCTCTTCTTCTTCCTTTTTTCTGGTCTTTCTATGTATTTTGCTAAGCTTAGTCTTTAACATCTGTAGCTTTTCTACATATTTAATAATTCTCTTGGCATAACTACTTTTACCTTGCCCAGTTTCACCAAGTAATACTGAATATAAATTAGGATAGACTTCTTCTTCTTTTGACTGGATCAGGTTACCGAGTAAACCTCCAATTATTGATACCGCAGAATGTACATAGGCATTAGGATCGCTTTTGTACTCAGAGTCTTTTACCAAGTCATCAGCAAAACTTTTTAGGAATTCGTTCATGCCATTACCTTAAAATGATAAGGATAAACTGGCTCGGCTTTTAATTTATTGACTTTAAGGATGTTTTGTTTTAACATTGATTATATTTTGTTTGAAAAGCCCTGTAAACTATCCCAGTCAGCAGGGCTTTTTAGTTTCTTTTTTTTATAAACTTCCTCAAGAATAAACATCTCTCGCTTATTTTTCAAGTGTAATCTTTAAGTACTACCTTTTATATCTATTAGCATAAAGAGTTAAGCCTTGTGTTATAGCCGCTTGGAACTTAAACATTCCAGCGGCTTTTTTATTGCCCAATTTTCTAGAAACCGCTGCCGCTGGTAAAATGCTTCTGCCGCTGGTAAAATTTACCAGCACCTGTTTTAATACCTTTCAATCCCTTATAAAATAAGCTTTTGCTGCCGCTGGTAAAAGGTTTGTTTTTAGAGCTGCCGCTGGTAAACTCACCAGCACCTGCTTTCCCTTATGAAATAAGGCTTTGCAGGTACTTTTTCCGCTGCCGCTGGTAAAATTCTATATACCATTAGGTATTTTTTTAATATATATATATATATAAGAGGTATTTGCCTATAAATAATCACGGAATTAACTACATATATTAGAGTTCTCACCAGCACCTGCAAAAAAGTACCCATTAATCCCTTATGGAATAAGACTTTGCTGCCGCTGGTAAACTCACCAGCACCTGCTCTTTTTTTTAGCTTTTTACCAACGCCTGTTTTCCCTTATTCTATAAAGGTTTTTAAGGGGTAAAAGCTGCCGCTGGTAAAATTTACCAGCACCTGCTCTTTTTTACCAGCACCACCAGCAAAAAGTATTTTTGTGAAAACTTTTACAAATAATGGTTGACTACCGTTATTTAGTCTGGTATTATATAAGTATAACAAAAGGAGCAAAATTATGAAATTCCCAGTAATCACTAAGCTAGAAGACGGCGATAAGATTGTCAGCATGTTACCTGTTTACAAATACAATGCCGATTCAGACCAAGATTTTAAAGAGCAGATTATAGAAGTCGCATTAAAGAATGCCGAGCATTATGCCGAGTGTTTAGAAAATTATGTAGATACAAACCAAGCCGAGAAGTCAATAGTTATTCAACTAAAGGCTATCATCAATTATTATTTGTCTGCGGCTAGAACAGCAGAAGAAAACCTTTGTTAAAAATAAGGAGGAGTAAAAATATGAGCAAATTACTTATAGTTCCAATTACTTGCAAAGCAATAATTGAAAATATTATAAAATCAGATAAAAACCTCACTGAGAAACAAGCATATTTACTTACCGACATTTACAGCAGGACAGTAAATAGAATGGCGACTACACTTGCTCGCAGGTCTTTTTATGATTTAAACGATTTCACCTTTATTAATATAGATGATGAGTTAAGGGGTTATTCTTTGGAAATAGAAAGATGCAAGTCTGAGACTAGATTTGAATTAATTGATCGTTATATTGGTATTTTTACTGATAGCGAGAGCAAAGAAATATTAAGAATTATTGCGATAGTAGAAAAAGACAAACCAAAAAACAGGTGGTAAAAATGGGAAAGAAAGATGAATTTATTAAAAAAGTAGATGCTAATGTTGGTAGAAAGATTTATGAACTACGCATTGCTTTTGGAATGACAAGAGAGGTAATAGCTCAAAAAATAGGCGTTACTCATCAGCAGTTTGCTAAATATGAAAACGGCAGCAATAGAATTTCAATAGGTAGGCTTATTCTACTTGCTGGCATATTTGGTAAGCCTCCAAGCTATTTTTATGAAGGGATAACAAAATATGTATTAACGCCAGAGGAAGAATCAAGGCATCGTTTAGCATTGGAATACTCCAAGAATTTTAAGGGCATTAAGAATCAGAGTATAAAAGAAGCTGTAAATAAACTTGTAGCTTTGCTAGGCAAATGCTCCTAGAAATTATCCTGTGGATAAAATTGCAATTCCTGATAAAATGTTTTTGTTTCTAAAAATTAAACATTTATTAAAATGAAAACAACAGTACTTTTAGTTATAATTTTTTTGCTGATAGTTTTATCCAACATAATTTCTACTGCTGTAATAGTGCTTATGATTGAAAAACACTCGGTTCATCCTGTTTATATGAAACGAGTTGAGGATGCGAGCTATAACTGTAATCCTTGGGACGCTTGTTAATGAATGTTATTGATTATCAAGCAATTATAGCTTTAGACCTTGGCACTAATACTGGTTGGGCTATTAGAGAAAAACAGGGGTGTATAACTTCTGGAACTGTAAGCTTCAAGCAGCAGCGATTTGAGGGTGGCGGTATGGTCTTTCTTCGTTTTAAGCGTTGGCTTACCGATTTGAAAGCAACGCTTGGTGATGTTGAAGCTATCTATTTTGAGGAAGTAAGAGCTCATAAGGGAGTAGATGCTGCCCATAAATACGGCGGTTTTCTTGCCCATTTAACGGCTTGGTGTGAGCATCACCAGATAGCATACCAAGGCATTCCGGTTGGGACAATCAAACGACATATTACGGGTAAAGGCAATTCTTCTAAAGAGCTTGTTATTGAAGCTATCAAGAAGAAAGGCTTTACGCCTATTGATGATAACGAAGCAGATAGCCTTGCTTTACTGGATTTTGTGCTGCATGGTCAGATATTATAAAATACACATATGAAAAAGAAATTTATTACACGTAAAACTGTAAAAACCGAGAAAACCGAGTCAATTGACATAGTACAACAAGTCGTTGCTCCAACTACTGAAAACTCACCTTTAGTTGCCAGCTCGCCGTTAAGATTTACCAACTTTCCAGGCTCTATTACTACAGATGAAGAAACGCCTGCTAATTTTAGGCGTGTTGTGCAAGAAGATGAAGAAAGCAGCGAAGGAAGTTACAAGGAAGTAAAAATCACTCCTCGCAGCGAAGATGATGTTACTGTTGGTTGGACAGTTGATAATAAGGCTTATTTAGTACGCACAGATGATTTTCAAGATGTATCATCTACCGACATTCGAGTAATAAGGGATGATAACGATAAGGTAATTAGCAGAAGTTCTAAAATAGAAGCTGTAAAAAAAATATTGCCAAGTGTTTTAGTAGCAACTGGCACAGGACTCGCTATGATGCCTATTTTTAATAAGATGGTTAAGAACTCTGAGCAGTTTGGCATTGATATTCATAACGATAAGTATTTGTTTAATAGCTCAACAGCTAATACTTTTATAGTAGCTTACTTTTCTTCATTTTCTAATATGTACAGCTTTATCAAGAAGCATCAGGAGCAACTAAGCCCAGAATCAAAACATATTTGCGTCTCGGTAGGTAAAGCAGCTGCATCATTATCAATCATGTTGCCTCTTGGATTACTTTGGAGCGTAGAGCTTAGCAATCAAAAAATTGCAGGTTCTTCTGGTTTTGATGAGTTTATGGCATGGGCAACATTTACAACTGCACCGCTTGTAATTGATAGGATAGTAGACTCAGTCAATACTTTTGATAAGTTATACAACAATGACTACTTTTTTAATCTAAACACTACTGGCAGCAAAATGGTAGTCTATGGTCTTGCTGCTTTATCAGTAGCTGGTAGATCACTGGCATTTACAGAGGTTGCCAAGCAAATGGCTATTGCTATGGGCTTAAGTCCAGAAGTAGCACTTGGAGCAGGTATTGTTATTGGTGGTGTGTTCGGCTCTGGCGGGACTGCTGTTTTTGAGTATCAGGCAGTCAAATCTCTTTTTGAGCTTAAGCAAAGCGATTACAGTGCTAAGAATTTACTTATTGCAGGTTTTTCAACAGCAGAGGGAATATGGTTTACGCTTCCTATTATATCTTTAGGCTTAACTGCTACGGAGGGTTGGAATCCTCTGCTAAAAGGTGCTTTGCTTGTGCCTGTTCTAGTTTCTCATACTACTTTGGAAGCTACAAGAATATATGATAATATTTCAAATTTTTGTGATTATGTTTCAGATGGTATAAGCTCTGTTAAGGACTGGTGCTTTGGCAGTAATGACATCCAGCTTGCAGGCGATGTTACTCCAGTTGATGTTGAATATTCGGTTTCGGAATAAAATATATTGGCTTCTGCTAGCAAGAGCCAGAAATTATACTACTAAAAAAAGCGTATACTAGTATACGACATTTTTGCGAATCAAGCCTTGCCTCTTTTTGCTTTCTAGGTTACAATCCGCCGAATTTTAATATTTAGTTTATGACTCTTGATGAAATAATGTCGCTTGATGCAAGTGATGCCCGCAGGACTAGAAAAATAAAGAAAATACTTGTTAACCAAGGCGTTGATCCAGTCAATTTTGCTTTATACTTTACTTCAATAGCTAAAAAGGAAGAATTACAAGAGTTCTCGCAAATACTTGTGGAAAATGTTAGTGTCAAACAGGATACCTTGATTTTTGCCCTTGATTCAATTGGAGCTTTTGAGGACATCTTGATAGAAGCAGCAGAAAAAGCGGAACAGGAAAGAGAATAATAATGTCTATAAATTGGCAAGTAACTAAAGTAAAAATTAATGACTTGAAAGATTACGACAAGAATGCTCGTAAGATTTCCAAGGATGCACTTGAAAAGCTTGCTACTCATATAAAACAGGATGGATATCATCAACGGATTATCTGTAATACAGATTTTACTATTATCGGCGGTCATCAACGTAAAAAGGCTTTAATAATGGCAGGCTTTGATAAGGAAGATTTTATAGAGTGTTTAATACCAGATAAAGAACTCTCAACGGATGAAATAGACAGGCTTAATATTCGGGATAATATCAGTTTTGGTGAATATGATTTTGATTTATTAAAAGCAAATTTTACCTTACCTTCTCTAAAAGAGTATGGCCTTGATAGTGATTTAATTAGAGCATTACAAAAAGATGAGGATAAAAATCTACTAGAACAAGAGGACGCAGAAGTTGAAGCTTTATCTTTAGAGCCTAATGCTAAACTTGGTGATATTTACGTTCTTGGGTCTCATCGTTTAATGTGTGGTGATAGTACTAACCCGCAGCATGTTGAAAAACTAATGGATGGAGCAAAGCCGATTTTAATGGTAACTGATCCGCCGTATGGAGTGAATTATGAGCCTGAGTGGCGGGAGGGAGTAGGTACAGGAGCTAGAAGCACAGGCAAGGTACTAAACGATGATAGATATGACTGGTCTGATACTTATTCGTTATTTACTGGAGATGTAGCTTATGTCTGGCATAGTACAAAATATACTCATAAATTTGCTGAAAATCTGGAAAATTGTGGCTTTGATTTAGTGAATCTTGTTATTTGGAAAAAACAGCATTTCGTAATTAGTAGAGGTGATTACCATTATCAACATGAACCTTTATGGTATGCCGTGCGGAAAGGAAAAAAGCATAATTGGCAAGGGCAGCGTGATCAATCTACCGTATGGGATATACATAATATTCTTACTCAAGGAAAGAATAAGGAAGAACAAACTGGACACGGCACACAAAAACCAATTGAGTGCATGCTTCGGCCTATACTCAATAACTCGGCGTCAGGTGAGAGTGTATACGATCCGTTTGGCGGTAGCGGTACTACGTTAATTGCCTGCGAGAGGTCAAAGCGTAATTGTTATATGATGGAGTTATCACCTGCTTATATTGATGTTATAATAAAAAGGTGGGAAAAAGAAACAGGACAAAAGGCGGTTTTAGCTAATGAGTAAGGAAAAAGATAAGGGAGGGAGACCTCCTATTGTTCTTACTGAAGAACAAAAAAAGAAAGTTAGAGACCTAGCTTCTATTTGTACTACACAACAAATAGCGGATTATCTTGGTATAAGTAGAACTGTTTTTTTTGATATTTTAGAAAGAGACGAAGAAGTTTCTGTACTTTATAAAAAAGGGAAAGCAGAAGGACATAATTTTGTTGCTGGCAAATTAATGGAAAGAGTTCAAAAGGACGATACCGCTGCAATGATTTTTTACCTTAAAACCCAATCCCGTTGGAAAGAGCCTAAAGACGATGATGAAATCAAAGATAAGGAGCTAAAAATCACCGTTGAGATTAAAGAACACGAGAATCTTGATAAGCTTACACCAGAGCAGATAAAGCAATTAAAAGACAAGGGGAGTTTGTAAATGAGTTCACAGGAATTAAGATTAAAATGCCTTGAGTTAGTACTAACTCATTTAGATATAAGAGACCCAGAAGAAATTATTGCTGTAGCAGAAGAATTTTATAATTTTATAATTCCAGACGAGGTTTATAAAAGAGAAACAAACTCGCCAGCAATGGAATTATTGAAAACTCTTAACTCTAAGCATGCACTCTAAAATCACTGTTCCTCTTTATTTACATCCTATTTATAAACATCATTATACATATATTGTATTACATGGGGGAAGAGGTGGGGCAAAGTCTTTGTCCATTGTTGATTACCTGATTTTTAAAAGTTTTGAAGATAAAAATTGCCAATATCTTTGTGCAAGAGAAATACAAAATTCACTTCTAGCTTCTGTATTCTCGGTTTTTCAAGAGAAAATTTATGATCTTGGATTTAGCGATTATTTTAGAGTGGTTGAATCACGAGGCTTAATTCACAATATTACATCTGACGTAAAGATTCATTTTAAGGGATTATGGCGTGATCCTAATGCTATAAAAGGTATTGTAAACTTAAAAAGGCTTTTTATAGATGAAGCCGCAAGTATTTCAAGACACAGCTGGCGAATAGTAACACCAACAGTTACAAGGGTAGATGCTCCACAAATTATAGTTGCTTTTAACCCTGAATTTACAACCGACATAGTATACGAAGAATTTATTGCTAACAGAACCCGAGAGAATTGTTTTATTAAGGAAGTTTCTTATAGAGATAATCCTTTTAAACTACCTGATGAATTCTTTGCTGAGCTCGAGGCTCTTAAAAAAAAGGACTATGATGAGTATTTGCACGTTTATGAAGGACACTGCATAAGCAATTCAAATATCAAGATTTTTAAAAAGGGAACGCACTGGGACGTTTTGGCTTTTGAGGAAGAAGAATCAGTCGAGCTTGAATATGGTTTAGACCTTGGCTTTACTCCATCGCATCCTACTTTTGGCTTGCGTTGTTATGAGAAAGATAAATGCCTATATGTAACCCACGAGGCGGTGGCAATAGGCAAGGATATAGATGAACTTCCTAAATTCCTTGTGGATAACTTGCCTCACATCAAACATCACACTATTTGGGTTGATTCTTCAAGACCAGAGACTATATCTGCTATTAATCGCACATGGATAGAAGAAGAGAATTGTTATTTACTGGCAAAAGGCGTAGAGAAAGGGCAAGGTTCAGTAGAGGACGGCATAGATCACTTGAAATCCTATGATATGATTTATATTCACCCTCGTTGCAATCATCTTATAGATAATTTTGACAGATATAGCTATAAAACCGATAGAAAGGGCAATATTCTAAGGGATGTGGAAAAGGCTAACGATGATGGAATTGATGCTTTAAGGTATGCTAAGGAACAGACCATGAAAGATAAAATGGTAAATTATAAAAAATGGAATTATAATAATCTTTATTATTGAAATATTTAATTTCATGAAGCATAAACAATGCCCCTCTTGCGAGAGTTCTAATATAATCTTTGACGATCGCTTCCCAGTGTTAGATACTATCCCACAAATATATAGTTATTTATGCAAAGAATGCCATCAACATTTTGATAATTGGTACGAGGATTAATGGGAATTTTTGATAAAGCAAAAAGCACAATAAACTCGCTGTTTGAAAAAAGAACTGACAGCTGGATTAACTCAAACACTGGTTTAGGGTTATATAGAGGTAGGGTTGGGGCAACGAGAGTTAAGCAACCTGCTATTCTTGGGTTTGACGACTTATCTAATTTATACACAAGTAACGGGCTTGCACGCCGTATTGTAAATTCTCTTGTTGATGACTCAATGCGTGGCAATTTCATTGACGTAAGTGATGATGAAGTAAAAGAGGAATTTAAAAGGCTCAATCTTATAAAGTACATAAAAGAAACGTGTTATTTTAGCCGTTTGTTTGGTGGGGCGATATTAGTTGCTTTTGTTGATGATGGGCTAGATATGGATAAACCTCTTAATGAAAAGAACTTGTATAAAATAGTTCATTTTAAGGTTTTTGATAGACAGTGGATTACCTGGTATGAAAATGACATTATCAGACCATATTTAAGTGAAAGGTTTGGATTACCTGAGTTTTATTATCTTAACTCGCCATGGCATACACAAGAACTAATGTTAAAAGTGCATCACAGTCGATGCTTTTTATTAGATGGCGTATGTACTACGGAAATGAGGCGTAGGCAACGTCAGAACTTCGGGGACTCGGTCTTGCAAAGCTGTTTTGATAATTTACGTCAGTATGGCTTGGTAAGCGAGGCTTCTGCTGAGATAGTTAATGATTTTATACAGGTTATAATTAAGCTTAATGGTCTTGCTGCCAACATGACAAGACAAGGCGGTAAGGAGGACTTGGCAATGCGTGCTGAATCTCTTGATCTTACCCGTTCAACGGCTAATCTTATATTTCTTGATGCTGATAAGGAAGACTACGAGAAAAAAGCTAGTTCTGTTGCAGGATTAAGCGATTTATGGGGTAAATTTGCAGAAAGTATGTGTGCTGCAACTGGTTATCCAATGACTCGGTTATTTGGTCGTTCCCCCGGAGGTCTTAACTCTACAGGTGAGAACGATATGCGTAATTATTATGATTTAGTTTCTGCTTATCGTAATGACGAGCTTACCCCGCTTCTTGATTGGCTTATAAAACTTATAACCTTGCAGAAAACTTGGGAAGGTGAAAAGGAGGTAGAATGGAACTTCTGCAATCTTGTTGAACAAACGCCTCTTGAAAATGCAGAGCTTAAGAAAAAGTATGCTGAAATTGATGCGATATATATTGATAGGGGAGCAATTGATGCAGGTGAGGCTTGGCAGGAAAGGTTTGGTGGGGATGAATTCAAGGAAGATATAGAGCTTAAGAAACTAGAGCCAGAAGATCAGGCTATAGATAAAGAAACAGAAGCAATGATGAGTTCTCTTTTGAATAAAGAACAGAATTCTAATCAAGAAAAGGCAAAGCAGGATAGAAAAGACAAACAAGAACAAGAGGCTATAAAAAGTCTTCAAGAACTGGTAAATAAGTTATAAAAAAATAGCCGCTGTAAGCATGCAACGGCTATTCCTAAAAATGACTTAAGTTTAAACAAGTAAACCTATCTTAAAAAGATTTTCATAAAATGCAAGTAGAAAGTCAATTATTAGCACAAGGAATTGTAAAATTAGCTAAAAAAATCAAAGATACCAAGTATGTATCGGCTATTTCTTGTGATGAGAAAGCTTTAAAAATAGATTACAGCGATGGTTGTAAACAGAAAATAGAATTGCCTTTAATAAAAAAAGAGACAACTGTCACTGTTGATAACAGCAAGGAAATTTTAGAGATCAAAAAACAGCTTAACTGCGATCTGGAAGAAACCCGTGCGTTTTTGAGTAAAACCCTTAAAAAACAATCAAAAGAACTGAAGAAAAGCAAGGAAGAACTAGGGTCAGAATTGGTAGCGCATGTTGACGGCGAAATAAAGAATATCGCGGCGAAATACTTTAATATCGCCAAGAATGACAAAAATGAGATTCAGGTTTTATTAGAAGAATTAGAGACGAAAGTTATTGCCCTTATAGATCAGGCAATTAGCACTATTGAAGTAAAAGATGGCAAAGATGCCGATGAAGAGAAAATCATTGCAGAGATTAGTAAGCAATTAAGTGGTCAACTAGCAGAAGAATTACAAAAAGGTCTAGAAGAAATAAGGCAGTCGTTGCCAGAAGTTAAGAACGGAGCAGATGGCAAGCCCGCTGACGAAGAGGCCATTTTCTCAAAGCTAGAAGGAAAATTGGAAGCCTTAGTTCTAAATTTCAAGGTCAAGGATGGAATAGATGGGCAAGACGGCAGAGATGGTCGGGATGCCGACGAAGAAGCTATAACAGAAAGAATTAAGCTTTTATTATTGGATAAGCTTAATGCGTATGTTTTAGAGGCAACATCAAAGGTAGATGAGGCTTTAATAAAAAAAGAAGAAGAACTTAAAATAGCCATACTCGATATTATAAAAGCACAAATAGCTCTTATCCCCGAGCCACGGGATGGAATAGACGGACGGGATGGTCAAGATGCCAATGAGGAAGCTATAAAAGCACAGGTATTAGCCGATGTTGAACTATACGTACAACAAAAGATGCTATCTTCGTATGCTCAGTTAGAGCAGCTTGTTATTTCTCTAGTTGGCAACATAAAATTACCAGAGCCAATTAAGGGCGATAAAGGCGATCCTGGACCAGCTGGCAAAGATGGACAGAGCATTAAGGGTGATAAGGGTAATGGCATAAAAGACGCTAAAATAGACCCGACTGGCGAGCTTGTTATTTATACAGATGAAAAGAAAATCTACGCTGGTAAGGTTTCAATTAACTATGCCATGGGCGGCGGTGGAGTTAGCGGGGATAGCGTTTTATATACTAACTCAAAACCCGTACCTTTTGACGTTGGTGGTGTCAAAGCAGGTACCAGATTCAAAAAAGCTGATTTAAGAGTGCTTTTTACAAAGCTATTTTATGGTTTTGATTTTCCTGAGTTTGATCTCTTTTTTATCGAGGATTCAAATAACGTCAATATAGGCGGTAGGTTTGAAATTGGTTATACAATACCAGCTGGCGACTATTTATTTAATTTTAATATCATTAATCCCGAATTACTGGAAGAGAAAAGCATATTTATTGAACATGACGGGGTATTACTAGCCGATCAACTAGATAATATCTCACCAGTAACTATTGCTCTTCCTGACTTTCAAAAGGTTACTGCTGGCGATACTGTTTTTAAAATATCTGGTTATGATACAACAGGCGTAACTTTTCAAAAGGATTATATAGTTCAATATCAATATAGAATATATTACGGCGAATATACGGATGATATAGAGGATACAGGACTGCCTAATCCACTTAGCATACTTAGGGCAACTGAACTGGTAAGCGATATAAAAAGCGAATACTTTTTTTTAGGTGTTGGCTATAAATGGTTCTGTTATCCTGAGAATCTTGGAGAGAGTTATATATTTTATGAATTAACGAGTGATATTGCTGTTATTTTTGAGGAGCCAAGAAAAATAACAATTACTAATGAATATGGGGTAGATGTAACTTATAACTGTTATAGAACTACGAACGAGATTAACCAAGAATTTACTATGGGGATAAAATAATGGATATAGATACCCTGCGAGTGTTTAGTTTCTCAGGAGGAGGAAGTAAAGGATACGGCGAGAATTATTTTATTAGAAAATTCCTGCAACAATGGGGAGTTCCACAAGATGATTTTAGGTTTTACGCTGATGTTATGGCAGGTGTTTCTACTGGTGCAATATTAGCTGCAAGTTATGCCTATGGTTATGCTCCTCTTGATGTAGAGCCGTTTTATTTGGAAAAAGCCAAGCGTGTCTTTACGATTAGAAGTGCTGGCGATGTAGCAAGCGGTAGCCATAATGCAAGTCAAGACTCAAACAGACCGAATACATTACAGAAAATTGGCATAATTGCGCTTAATGATGCGTTCTACCAGTCCGCTTATCCAGATTCCAACTATGGGACTAATATACTTAATCAAACCATGGTAGATAGCTTTGGTGCTGATACCTTGGCAAATTTAGCTATTCCGATTGTTATTCCCTCCGTAGAGCAAGATAGAAGCCGCCCTGTTTACTTTTCTAATTTTAATGATGCTGGTTTTTTTATAGGTCGTGATGCGTCAATAGTAGACGTGTTGCGTGCAACCTCTGCGGCTTATCCGTATTTGCCAGCTTATAACTTTAATGGGCATGAGTATATTGATGGGGCTTTTTTAATTGGCAACGCTGTTGACAGAGCAATAAAACTGGGGCTTACAGTTAAGCCTAATGCTAGAAGAATTGTTGTTGTTGATGTTGGTTCTGGTATAGGTAAAGTAGGGTTTGACGGCGAGATTCCATCTACTCCATCTGATTTAGCAGTAGCCAAGATTTTTGCCTATCTTGACTTGCTCATGGCTAATGCAGAAGAAAATAGCAGAAAGAATCTAGAATATGAAGCAAGCAGGTTGACCAGTACTTACGGCTTACCTTTGTTTTATTACAAGTGGCAACCTGTGTTTCCTGATACTTTTAGCAACGAGATAGATAACAGTACGCCTGAGTGGTTTGCTGCTTTAAAAGATATTTTAGATATTCATTATGCTAATGAGAGTGCTAATATAGCAAGTATTATCAATCATCTTGGAGCTTAAAATAAATGGGTATTTTTGTTACTGACTATATACGCCCAGTTTCGCTACAGGACAAATACCCTACCCACCTTGATATATTCGGGAAAGGCGGAATTCATGGCGTAGATACCTTAATTGCAAGAAACAATATAACTTCGGCAAGAAGACGTGAGGGAATGCTATGCTTTGTAAAAGAAGACAACACTTACTACGCTTTACTAGGCGGCGTTGATAACGAGAACTGGATTAAAATAAGCACCTTTTCCGATGGACATCTTAATTTTATTTTACCTTTAAAACAGGGTTATATTTATGTCGGTGATAAAGACGGATTAGCTAGACCATCGCCGTTATTAATAGACGTAAGGCAAGACATTATAGATTTAAGGCGTAATTTAAGTAAAGTTAGTAATCTAGAGACTCTTGGCTATAAGAAATTATGGACTGGTAACTTTAAAAACGAGGTTATCGAAGTACAGAAAATAGACATTACAAATTTACCGCCGCTTAATGCTACTGAGCTTTCAATTGGTCCAGTAAATTATGGAATATGGGAAACGTGGAAAGGTACTAATAGCGGAGCAGTTGAAACTACTTATGCCGTTTCTACGGAGCTTATGGTTCAGAAATATTTGCGTTCGTTTGGTAAATTTGTGCTTAATAATTCCAATGGCTTGATTCCTTTTGTAAATGGTTATAACGCAGCTCAATATCTGGATTTGTTGCCTCAGAACAGAATACTAACCCATACAACAGAAGGTACGATAGGAGTTGCAAGCCTTACACAGGATCACTTGTGGAAAGGGGACGGCAACAATGTTCCTGTTGAGGTATTAACGATAGCAGTAGCAAATTTCCCTGATCTTACTTACAAGGCAATATGGCGGGGAAATGCTACTAACAGACCAGAAGAGACGCAAGACTTAACAATATTGGAAGCTAAAGTAACCTATATTCAGGACGTTACTATTCCAGCGTTAGAAGCGCAAATAGAAGCTTTGCAAACTCAAGTTACGGCAATAGAGGGACAAATCGCAGTAATACAAGGTCAGATTTCATTACTAGAAGCAGCAGTAGCAGTAATTCAGGGGCAGATAATTACAATACTTGCAACGCTTGGAGATCACGGCAACAGAATAACTACCTTAGAAAATAAGGTTAATCAGATACAGCAGGATATTATTGCAATTAATGCAAGGATTGATGCTTTAAGTATTACACTAGTTGGCGATGTAACTGGCAGTGGTGATTTAAGTTCGCCTATTACTACAACATTGCAATTAACGCTGGATCAAATTAAACTAGCACAGAACACAGTAAATTTAAACGATCACAGAATAAGTAATTTAAAAAATACTGTAAACGATACAACTAATGCTATCAGCTTTGAAGTGATGGTAGCTTTATTAACATGGACGGCAGAGGAAGAATGGCTGGCATAGTAGTAGAAAGAATCAGTGAAAACCTTAAAATTTTAGGTCAAAGTGAAAGGTTTATTTTTGGCTTGAGTGAATCGCCAGAACCGCTTGG